TCATGCCGCAACCACATCTGCTGTACTTGTTCCCAGGTTCAAGGCGATTCGATAGGTTCTCGAATTGCCGGGTAGTAGCTGCAATGATCCGGTATTCTCAACTGCTTCGACATTGCCGTTCGCGAATCGGCAATAGATCGGTAAAGTTGCCGCAGAAAAGTCAATGGCAGAGCCGCCACTGGTAAGCGAAAGTTGGATGGTTGTTCCCGTGTCATTCACCACATAAAGAATCCTGGGATTGCCGGAACTGAGTAATTCAGGTGGCACAACCCCTCCGACTCCTGCGGTCAGAATCACCTTATCGCCATTGCTTAAGCCTGGGTCGCTGGCGAAGCTAATCGTGTTCGCTGTGGCGTCTGCACTGTCTACCGGAACGTTCGCTGTTGCCGATGCGCCGGATAGTAGAACCACCCGATCGTAAGAGATGGTGACTCCTGTAGGAGGATTCTCTAGCAAGACATCCACTGTCGGGAATTCAGCGCGGGATTGAACCGTGTCAAAGGTGGCGGTTCCCAGCGTGAGCGCTTGCCGACTGTAACTATCACTTTGAATTAGCTCCTGTTGAACGACTTCAAGCATGGTGGGGTCCGCGCCAAAAGTACTTGAATCGGTCAGAATCACATACCAAGTTTCGCCTGTGTAAGTATTCCAGAGTCTTGCCAAAGCACTGCCAGTAAATTCCATCGCATCTCCTTAGGGGTAATAAGTTCCGGTCTGTACCGTGTAGCCGCCACCTGATGGCAGCAACACCAGTGATGTATTGTCGGTCAGTCCCAATTCGGTGTAATTGCTGCCCGTTCCATCGGTGACAACTTCCGACTGGTAGGAACTGGGTATCGTTGTGACCACAACCATGATTGCGCCATCTGGGAATAATGTGACCTCCCATTCAAACGGATCACTGCCACCTGGATTGGTTAAGCCCTCCCATCTCACGCGGAACCGATCGGACTCCGCCTTGACCCAAACATTAGTCCATGCCCGATCGTCAGAACGAATGTGCAGCGCCCGACCTGGATTGGTTGGATCTAGCGAAGAATACTCCTCGCTGGAAAACCCAAACGTGAGATAGCTGTTTGAGACGGCATAAATATCGCTGCGGTAGCTGCCATCGTAGAACGGGAAGTCAAACCCGATATCGGGTAGCGCAACAGAGGTATCATCTCCCTCCACATCGACTAGATGAGTCATGCCGTCGCTGCCCTGCGGCGTCGAGATTTCTGGACTGACCCCGCCAGGTTGCCCGAATCGGACTCCTGCCCGCGCTCCAAGTGGAAGATGAATCAAGTTGTCTGGGAACGGTCGCGTAACGCTACCTCCTGCTCTAGCTCCACATCTGAGATTAACCAGTTCCGACGTAAAGGCGTAGGGTCGCGATGAAGCAGAGATACCTGCTTTGATGCCGCAGGTTAGGGGCGCGATCGTATTTGGTGGAGTTGGAACCACCAAATCCAAGCCTGACAACGAATAGTAGGGAGGTAATGCATTTTCTGGACTATAGGATGTTCCCGCTGGTGTTGACGCCAGCCAAATGCCTTGAAAGCTCACAAGTCCTTCTGTTGGACTGTGGCTGATTTGTAGAGCGTCGGTGAGGTAGCTCAGAATTGTGCCGTCTGACTCAACGACATTCACCTGCATAAACGGTGAGCCATCGTTCAGAAACACGTCATAGAGCGGCACTTGAACGACCGAGCCTTGGGCACTGCCGATGATCTCAACGCCTCTAATTTGAGCAATTTTATTGAGCTGATCTTCAGCAACAATGCCGCCTTCGACTTGAATGGTACGCTCTCGCTCTTGGTTCGCAATCACCGTGGGAGCAAGCTGAAATTCCGCCTTGCCTTCTAATGGATATTCCTCTTCAGTGAACGGCTCGATTCGTCGCTCTGGAGCAGGAGGATTCGCCTGACCTGACACCGAGAACAGGCGGCTCCGCTTCGATTGCAGCAGGGATAGTTGAGTGCGGACGCTTGCGGCTTCATCCTCATCGTCGCCTTGCAACCCTGGGAATGCTTTCCCGATCGCTTGGCTCAGAGTCTCAATTTTCTTGCCAATGCGCGGATTGGTTCGTTCGTACCTCTGAATCTCAACTTCACCACTGCTCAGGGCTTGTGGGTCAGACAGCGTAATGCCTTTCACGATGCTGGCAACGGGTTCACGCAGTAATCGAACCTGCTTTTCTAGCGTGTCTTTGTCTGTGTAGAAATAATCTACTCGCGTTGTCGAAATTGCCAGTGCCAGTTTCAGCGCAGCCTGCGCGGATGTAGGTAAGCTTTCCCAATACTCGGCACACATTGCCACAAACAAGCGGGTGAGCGTGGTTTTCAGACTCTCTAAATTGCCACCAAACCCATAGAGGTATTTTTCCTCTGTGTAGGAGTCTAAAACAATCGAGGTGCTTCGAGGGAATGCCGTCGGCGACACAATTCCCGCTGGCGCACGAACCATCTCCGTTCGACTTCTCCCCCCAGCATCGACGGTTTCAACGGTTTCGATATACTTAGCGAGAATCACACCATCTGCGTTGGGGTCTAGCGTGGCAGCGGGTGCATACTCCTCGTCAATGGTTCGCTCTTGCCCATAGTTAGAAATGAGGCGTTTCCCAGTCCCAGCGCATTTAAGCACTTCGCAAGGGGTTTCACTGCCCTCGCTGGGTTGGTAGAGTAGTTCGTCTCTACCTTCTTGGATGGTAACGATCGGGATACCAAGCAACAGCGCAATGCTGGCAGCCCGAATTTGCCCTAAATTGTCCTGATAGAGGGAAAACAGCCCTGCATAGGCAATCTTCCCCGCTTGTTCCACATAACTACCACCCTGCTTGGCTTGTGGGGCAGAGAGAGGGTAAAGAGGCAGCGTATCAATACAAGGTGGGCAGCCAGCCGCTTCTAGCAGGGCATTGATAATCTCATGCCGTGGTTTTTCCTCTCCCGGTTGCACTCCAGATTGGTCATCGTCGGGCTGCTCAAAGTTCTTCAAACTCAAGATGCAGCCGAGTTCTAAAGTGAGGCTGTCTACGGGTGGCTGTGGTGCTTTGAGAATGTAGAGTTGTCCAAATCGATGCTTGACAAATGATCCGGTTGAATCGGTGCATTCGATCGTTACTGCCTGCCCTCGATACCATCGTTCTCGCCCATCGATCGACCTCGGATTCATTGACCCTGGTGAATTGGTCACCAGCTTCAGCGTGAGTGTTCCGGTAATGTAAATCACGCCGCTCATGCTGCGTTTGTCATAGCCTGCGTCAAACGTATCTACGGCACGGCTCCAGTCTTCCGTTCCGATGAACACTTTTAGTTTGTGAGCAGAAGCGTTAGCAGGCATCTAGGCAGAGGGATGAAGGATGACAGGTGAAATCGGTCACGTATGACCGATTTAAGGTGGAACAATATCGCTCTCTGAAAGCAGCATTTGCACTACAACGCTGTCCCCAAGTTCAGGGTAGTAGACGTTTTCCAGAATTTCTGGATACTTCACAAATACGGCATTGAACTGAGCAAAGTACTCGACGTAGCTGCCCCCGATCGTGCTCACCGTATCGTTCGGACTCGGAGCAGTGGCGCGAGTTCTGGTTTTCTCTCGAACCGGAACAAAGGTGTCAATGAGTAGCAGGTTTGGGTTATCAGCATCATCGGGAGTGGGATTGCCCGCACTTCTGCGGCGGCGATCGTCGTACTCCCAGAAAAGCAGCTCTAGTGTGGGGTAGTCGGACAATGCCAACAAGCCTTGAAACTCCCACAGAAAAGGCAACTCATAAGCACTGCCTTTTAGAATTGTTGCGCCTCCTGCAGATCGTTCGGGTGCGGCAAATTCTGCCCGGATTCGTGGAACTTTTGCATCCATGAAAGCGGGAAAAGCAACGGATAGTGTCCCGATCGAAATCGTAATCATGCAACGGTGGGAACTTCTTTGTTATTGTGCCTGCAAATCCTTGATTTGAGCCTGTATCGACCAATTTCAATCTTCACGATCGTTGCCGTGGATAACGATATCCACAATCTTTGCTGTCAACTCGATTTGAGTTTTCAGACTTGTTGTAACAGCCTCACCAAATCGGTCACGTCTGACCGATTTCAATTGAGGTAAACCATAATGGGGTGAACTAATCACCTTACGCTTTATGACCGTTCGCATTCCCCTTGAATTTGGCTCTTCTGGTACAGGCAAAACAGTTCAGGAGATTCTCGCAATTCGAGATGCGATTAAACGGACATCTAATGAGCGGAGTGGATTTATTCAGCTCTCCGAGGCACTCGGAACCACATACAAAGAAGCAAAGCAGGTAGCCAAGGAATTGGGGGCGAGCGGAGCACTCATTACTCAGGCTGCGGATGCACTGAAACGATTAGATGCAGCTGGAGCGAACGCCACAACAAAGCTAAATGTTTTACAGCAACGCTTTGGATTAAGCGCAAAACAAGCCGAAAAGTTTAGTGCCACGATCGAGCAGTATCAAAAGTCTGCGGCTGAATCGACAGAGCAAACCTCAGCGTTTGGCGGTGGAGTTGCGGAACTGGCATTCAAATTCAACAACGTCATTCAAGCGATTGGAGCATTGGTAGCAGCCGCGAAACCTGCCTATGATTTCTTGATTGGTAGCAATGAGAGGCTGAATGCTCAGATCTTAAAAAGTCAGACGAACCTTGCTTCTGCTACTCGCCTGTCTCAAGGGGGGCAGGAAATTACCGACCCTACCGCGAAGATTCAAGCTACGCGCTCTCAAATCGAATCTGCGCTAAGGCAGATTGAGAAGGATACCGAAAATCTTGTTGGTGTCACATCTGAACAGGTTAATTCATTTTTTGACGCCACTCTGACAAACGCGACTCAATTAATTGGTCAGTCGAAGCAATTTGCTGATCCCATTCAATCTGCGACTGCATTGACTAAAGGGTTTGCAGCCGCTTTTAAGGTAGCTGGTCTGTCGGCAGATCAAGTGTCATCTGAAATTCGCTCAATTTTGACAGGTCAAGAGCTGGAAAACTCCACGATCGCGAAGTCGCTACAGCTATCTAAAACTCAAATCGATCAATTCAAACAGCAGGGTACTCTGGTTGACCAGTTAAACCAGCGACTTGAGACGTTTGTAGCAGGTAATGCGATCGCAGCAAAAACGATTGAGGGAGCTGGCTCTAACATCGTAGACTTTTTGCAGCGGTTAGGTCGGGTGGCTGGCGAACCATTGCTGCAACCCATTACAGATGCACTCACCGATCTCTTTGCATTTCTGAAGAAAAATGAAGCTGCAATTTTTGCATTCTTTAAAGGCTTCGTTGAAGGCGGAGTTGCAACCGCTAGGCAGGTTTCAGCGACCCTAAAGCCTGCCCTTGAAGGATTGCTTGAGTTTGTTCAAAAGGGTGCGCCGCTAGTTCAAAATCTATTCACCCTCTTTAGTACTGGAGTCATTACCACGGCTGACGCCATCGCTAATAGTCCGATCCTGCAACTCTTGGGACAAATTATTATCACCGCAACTGACGGACTAAGCAAGCTCAGCGAACTAGTTCTGCTGCGGCAGATTAACGATGGCGTAGATGCGCTTGAAGCTCTGAATCAACAATCCCAACGACTGACGGACGAAACCTCAAAAACAGTTCTCACCCTAAAACAACTGAACGACCAACGCTCCAAGGGTATTCCACTGACAGAAGAGCAGCAGTTGCAGGAGAAGGCGTTGCAGCAGAATGCAAAAAATCTTGTTCCCGCGATCGACGGAATGATTGAATCATATAAACAACTGAAGGCGATCGCTCCTGAAACTGCAAAAGGTCGAGAAGCAGAAATTGCGAATTTGGAGAAACTGAAGGAGTCTTTGCAGGGGGCAAACGGAGCGCTCACCATTCAAGGCAAAGAAGCTCAGAATCTAGGCGATTCCTATACTCAGTTGAAAAACAAGACGGAAGCTGCCCAGCGAATTATTAACGCTGGGCTAGAGACGCCTGAACTTCAACAAGCTTTTAAGGATCGATTGGAGACAACTCAAGAACTTGTTGAATTGGGAAAAATCACCTCTCAAGAGGCGGCTCGTCGTCTCGAAGAAATTCAGAATAATGCGAAGGCTGATGTCGATACTCAACTGAAGGCAAAGCAAGATGCTGTCAAAATTAAAAAGGATCAGGTCGATGCCGAAATCGCTCTAATTCAGGCTGGTCAAGCTGAAATCGAAGCATCACAGGCAGCGGGGCGAATCGGAGAGGCAGAAGCCGATAAGGAACTCACTGATTCTAAAGCCGAAGAAATTCAGAAACGGATTGAGGCGAATAAAGCGGCACTCGAAACAGCATCGGGACCGGAACGAGAAAAATTACTGGCTGAAGAACGGAAACTGCAATCGGAACTTGAAAAGGTGCGCGAAGAGTTCCGTAAACGTGAGAACAAACGTCGATTAGAAGATTTCGACGAACAGCGCAAAGTTTTAGAAGGTCAATTCGCGCGCGGTGCCACCGATCGGGCAACGTACAATCAGCAACTCACCCAGATTGACCAGCAACAATCCGCTGAGGAATTGCGCCAATTGGGTGAGGACTTACAGCGACTAGAATCGACCGACAAAGAGGGTCGGGAGGCTATCAACGCCAAGATAGGTGAGGCTTACAAGAAACGGTCTGAACTGGCAAAACAAGCCTTCGATCGGGAAGTGAAACTCCTAGATGACGCTCTAGCAAAATCCAATGATCTGATTAAGCTGGCTGAAACCGAGTTTCAAACCGATGTGCAGGCACTGCAAAATATTGGAGCTATTTCGACGGAAGAAGCTGACAAGCGACGACTTGATTCGACGCTTAACCGCATTTCTAAAGAGTTTGATGCGGAACAAGAAAAATACGATGCATTAGCGGCGCTGCCCTCGTTGGATGACCCGCTTGCACAAGAAGAGCAGCAAAAAGTTCTGCGTGCTCAGCAACAAAAACTAGCCGATTTACGCTTACAGAATTTGCAGGTCATCGAGCAGCGTGAGCAGAAGTTGCGTGACATCGCTATTAAGGGTATTCAGCAACAAACGGCACTTGAGAAAGCCCGAATCGACTCCACGATCGGACTGCTTGCAAAACGCAAATCAGTAGAAGATGCAGTCGCTCGCTCTATTGACCGACAAGGAAAATTGCAACAGTCATCAGCAAACCTACAAAAAGCGCTATCTGGGTCTAGAGAAGGGGCAATTTCTTCGGAATTATCTGGGATTGAAAAAGCCATTGAATTGCGTCGTCAGCTTGAACAGGAAACTGATCCAATCAAAAAACGGGCATTGAGAGAAGCGTTAAGCAAATTAGGTATTAATCAAAGCACAACCGAACTAGAGCTGGTTCGACAGAAACAGGACGCCGAGAATCGTCTTGCGCAACAAAAGCGGGCTGCACTGTTGGCAGAGCAGGCACGAACTCGACTATCACTTGATTTAGATTTAAAGAGAGAAGCGAGTGCCGCTAGGCGAGCGGTGACCGAAGCGAAAATTGCCGAAGATAAAGCTAGACAAGCGGTGATAGAAGCACGAGCTTCGCTGTCACAAGCAAATCTGATTAAAGATCCAAAAGAGCGAGAAATTGCGATCTCAAACGCCCAAAATCAGCTCAATGAGGCAACTCAAGGAATCAGCGAAGCAACTGCAACACGCAAAGATGCTGAGCAAAGTTTAGAAGACCAGAAATCGATCGCCGCTGAATCTCGTGAAACTCTCGCAATTCAGCAGCAGACAGAACTCAGTGCATTTAATACCGCTGAAAATTTTCGTCAAATAGACCAAGCTTTAGAACTGGCAAACGCAAAAGCAGCGGAGTTTCAGCAATCACTTCAAGGGGCAGCCAATGCTGCAAGATCTTTTGGTGGATTAGGTGCTCCTACCCCACGACGATCGGGTGGACCCGTTGAGGCAGGTCAACCCTACTTGGTGGGAGAGGAAGGACCGGAGTTAATTCTCCCCAGCCGGAACGGCTTCGTCATGACTGCAAATCAAACCGCTGCCATGTTGGGTGGTGTAGCAATGCCAGCGTTGCAAGCGGGTCAAGCGGTAATGTCGAATCGAATTGGAGGCATGGGAGGAGCGCAAGACGCCGCCCTGCTTGAGGAAGTGCAAAATCTCAACCAATCCCTGAAGGAAGTTGCAGAGCAGGCAGCTTACCCGCGAACCGTAGTGATTCCCAGCGAAGCGCCGATTTCCAGTGCTGCTCAGATTTGGTCTGATATATCGAAGTATCGAGTCAGACGAAGCGGTAAATGAAATCGGTCACGTCTGACCGATTGTTTACGATCGTCAAAAAGTTGAGCAGTTAACGAGTGACGGGAATATTGAGAAAAGAGTTTTCTAGCCACACGAAATGAGCCAACCAAAGAACCCTTTTACCGATCCGAAGTTTTGGAAAATTTCAGGACCGATCGCGGTGGGTGTACTTTTTTTGATGATCTTCTCAGAACTGACGATGCCTAAACCCAAGGCAGCGGCAAAACCGCAGCAGACAGAGGTTGCAGCAAAAGCTGAATGCAAGTCTGCTGGCGGTAGGATGTATACGGGTGTTCGCTTGTACCTCGATCCAGGCTGCTCAAAACCGTTTGCCAAAATCCTGGGAGGAGGAAAGCGGGAAGATGGCGCAAAAATGGTAAAAATCGAGTTTGACGCTGGTGCGATTGAGTGGAAGACTCGTGATGCTGTGAGAGATCAGGCGTATGTTCAATCTAACGATCCAGCGATAGAAGCAGGACTATGGCAGGAGTTTAGTAACTAGCCTTTGTCCCTGAAATCGGTCACGTCTGACCGATTTGCGAAAGTATGACACCTCCGTAGAATTGCTCACGGTCGAAACTGTGAAACTCTTGCTATTATTCAGTTTCACGCATTACTTTGAACTGATGCCGGGGTTAAACGACAAACAGCAGAAATTTTGTGAAGAGTACCTGATTGACCTGAATGCAACACAGGCAGCAATTCGGGCTGGATATAGCTCTAAAACAGCTCGCTCTATCGGGCAACGATTGTTGACAAATGTTGACATTCAGGCTCGAATCCAAGAACTTCAGTTAAAGCGCTCCGATCGTACGAGCATCAAAGCAGATCGGGTTCTTCAAGAGTTAGCTCGCGTTGCATTTGCTGATGTCACAGATGTCATTCGCTTTGACGACGGAGGCATTATGTTTAATGACTCCAGTGCATTAGATAAAGATGTGACAGCGGCGATCGCATCGATTAGCCACCAAAAGACGGATAAAGGCACTACCCGATCGGTGCGAATGCACAACAAAGTGGGGGCGTTACTAAAGCTGGTTGACCATCTTGGCTTGGCTGACGATGAAAACAAAGCCCTTTCTACGTTACGGCGCTATGGTTACAAGGTCGAACGAACTGAAACAGGCTACCTCTTGACGGATAGTTACTTAAACGATGCTGACTCTGGAGAAACCGAAACGTCATCGGCTGAGAGCGACGAACCATAAAGCTTCTATTCCGAAAGAGAAGCAGATTACAGGTAAGTCGCCCATCCTGGAAATCTTGGAGCAGAAACAGGCGCAAAATCTAGCGATCGGAGTTGTCACATCCCTGTGGGCACTGTTTGCGCCGATGTTGAGCATCCAGACATCGGGAACAGTCAAGCCGTTTGAACCCTACGACTATCAGATAGACCTGATTCAAACGATCGAGGAAAACACCAATATTGCCTGCGTCAAAAGTCGGCAGATGGGAGTGAGCGAGTGCGCCTGCTCCTACCTTCTGATGCGGGCACTGACCGAACCGGGTTTCTCTGCCGTCGTGTTCTCAAAAACGCAGGAAGACAGTTCAGAATTGGGAAGACGTATCAGGGATTCTGCCCTTTCACTCGGTTCGTTGTGCCCTGAACTTGCCAGCGAGAGTGCCAAGAAACTCGCGTTTAAGGGACTTGGAAAGATTTACTTTTTACCTGTGACAGCTCGTGCAGCACGAGGCATTCCCTCTGTTTCGGTAGTGCTGTTTGATGAGGCAGCATTCATCGACGGCATTGACGGAGTGTATCAGGCTGCAATGCCTACGCTGTCAATGCTTGGGGATAAAGGCAAGGTTATTTTCCTTTCAACTCCCAACGGTCGATCGGGCTTGTTCTACCGATTATTAGTGGCTGGTGTTGGTGAAGCGCAACGTGTGACAACCTCACTTCAAGAAGTACGTCAGGCTGCCAATGATATCAAGCCGTTTGAGCGCAAAGATAAGCACACCCGATCGTGGGTGTGTCGTAAATGGGCAAAAGTATTCCTGCACTGGCGGGTTCACCCCATCTACGGACACGATCCGAATTGGGCGGAGAAAACACGGGAAGAACGGCAGCTCACCCAAGCTCAGTGGGATCAGGAATACGAACTAGACTTTGGGGTTAGCGGTCGGTTTGTCTTTGACCTAGAGAAGATTGAGCAACTGTCGATCGGGGCATGGCAAGCCCCTCAATTTGCTCATCGCTATCTTGCAGGCATCGACCCCAGTTTCGGTGGGGAAGACTTTTTCACGGTGCGGATTTGGGACATTACAAAACTGCCCTATCAGCTCGTGGCGGAGTTTCGACAGAACTTTAAATCTAAGGACTACTACGTCGAGCAGACCCTAACTCTGTTAGACCGTTACAAACCAGTGCTGACTGGAATTGAGACAAATTCCGGTGGAGCACTTTATTTCCAAGACTTGATTAAGCAGCGACCCAGGATGACGATCGCGGGTCTGAATATGAGCGGTACGAGTAAGCCTGTTCATACCGATCGTTTGGTGCTAATGGCAGAACGCTCTGAACTGAACTTCCCACCGGATGCAGCCACAGAGTATTTACACTTTGTGGAGCACATTAGCAAATCTCGTACTCGCAAGGCAGAAGCCGGATATCACGACGATACGGTGATGGCAGATGCGGTAGCGTTTGCGTTTATTGACGAGGTTCCACCTGTCCGATCGTACACATCCTCATCTAGTGGAAACAGAGAAGTGCATTCGTCGGCAAGTGTCATTTGAAATCGGTCACGTATGACCGATTTGATAGGGCGCGGTTCACCTCCACCGCAAGGCTTGGAACTAGGCAGCAGAAGCGGGTAACTCTTCTGGCAGTCCTGCGAGTAGCGTGACCATATCGTACTTGGACAAATGCTTGTTCCGACCTTTGGCATTGCGCCACTTAATACCCGCTTGCTGGCAACGCTTCCGCAACTCTTGAGGAGTTAGTTCGTTCAGGTCTACCGTGACCGTTGCCGCGGAGATGGCAGCAGGTAGCAAACCAGAGATCGTAACCACCGGAGTAACTAGGACAGGCAGGGGGAAGTAGAGAACCTCAGTAATTGGCTCTGCTGCGGGAGGAAGCAAGCCGATGACAGGTGAAGCGGGTAGAGCAAGAACTTCAGCCTCAATAGGCTCTTCGATGCCGTAGTAGCCAGCACCGACAATCTTGCCGGACTCATACGCACATTGGCAGGCGTAGGTGAAGAAGGCGATCGTGCAGACAATCGCACGAATGACATGGGCATAGACACGGAATGCACGTCTGCTGGTCAGTGCGTTGACGGTGCGACCGACACCCCAGCACAGGATGCTGAGTGCATCGCGAGTGAAACGGTCTGTAGCGAAGAAGGCGTTGCGAACGACGGTAGCGATGTCGAATGCGGTGTCGAGGTGGTTGATGAAAGCGTATTGCATTGTGAAAAGCCCGTGTAGTGAGTGGGTTGACCGTGAGGCGCTTGGAACGATTGCCTCTATAATCAGAATATGCCCGTTAACAGGCAATGTCAAGAGGGAAAAATGGGAAACTCAAATCCTAAAACTGATCACCTGAAACCTTACCGATATCCAGAGCACGATCGACCGCTCGGAAAAGTCATTGGGGTACGGTTCCCGATCGATGTCGAAGCTGTTTTAGCGGTCATGAGTAGCGCTGATCGGTCTGACTATGTTCGAGATGCTGTTGAGGAAAAGATGAAACGTGATGGCTTGCTGTAGCCTACAATTCGGTCAGGCTGTTTGCTTGCATCTTCCCCGCAGGGGTAATCGATTTCACCATGCCTGATCAGTTTTTCCAACTCGACATCGACACCTCCCAAATCGACAGCTATTTGGGTGAGTTAACCGTGCGACTGCAAGGGCTTGATCCGCTCTACGACACGATCGCAACCGACATCATTCAGCCATTTCTAGACCAACGCTTCGACACTGAAACTGATCCGACTGGGGCACCTTGGGCAGACCTAAAGCCTGCGACCATTCGGCAACGACAGCGTAAAGGATTAGTGCCGATTAAGAAACTCAACGCCACAGGTAAAGGACGAAAAAATATCAAGGTTGCTGCTGACTCTGGCGGCGTGAAAGTGTCCTATGGGGACGATGACACCGATTACATGGATTTGCACAACACGGGGACAGAACGCATGGCTCAGCGTCGGTTTGTCCCCACTCCGCAGGAGGTTGAATCGGGAGAAGTGGGACGGCAGATTCGGGAAGCGACGGAGAACTACCTAACGCCTGGAATCGGTCGGTTCGTGAAAGGTGAGATTCGACGAACGAAGCGGATTTTGCGGGGTTAAATCTAACATCTTCTAAACTTGACTCGACGCGCTTTACCAGCAGACAGTGAAATATTCCCCTGTGTCTCGCTTTCGCATACAGGGTAGTCATGAAATGTTGCGTCGGTCATTTCGCTACCTATCCTTATATTTTTTCTTGTTCCATGCATAGTATAAGCCAGCCCACCACAGCGTTCTAGCTTTCTATCCCAGTAAACTTTAAGACTTATAAAACGAAGGCTTTTAAGAATGTATCGACGCTCTTTTAGTTCTGAGATTTCCTCGCCCTGTTGCCTGCGATAAACAAGAATCCAACAAATTCGGATGAGACGATCGCGCCTTTCATCCTCAACCCTGCTGTCGGTATTGCGCCAATACGATCGCGGTTGCGTGTATCGCAAATATTTTTCAAGGAGATCCCCCGCTTCTTTTGGATAAGGGTTTGGCGTGGGAGGATACCACAACCCCCACGCATGTTTAGAGCGATCGCCGCAATTTATCTGCTGATTTGCTTTTGTATATTGCAGTAGCTTGGATTTGCTCCATTCAGATGTTCCGCCACAGTCGCACTGCATTAACCATGTCGGCTTGTGAGCGCGATCGCGTTTTCCGGTCAATCTGACTGCAACAAGTTCACCGAACCGCTGACCGGAAATGTCGTGCGGTCTGCGCTTGTTGTCCACTAATTCTTTCCTGCGTTGTTTCCCCAGGCATCCGCACGACTTGCGTTTACCTGAGTCTATGTCATGCCTAGTATCCTGAAACGTCTGTCCGCAGTAGCCGCATTCAAAATTCCAGGGTTGCCGATGCCGCCCATTTTTAACTCCTTGTTCTGCCTTGCCCAAAACAAGGATCATTCCAATTTTTTGACCAGCAATGAGATCTGGCTTTGCTCTCAATCTGCCATTTCTACGGGAAGCTTCAGCTTTTGTGCATCCACAAGATGGGTTTGGCTTGCTTGGGCTGTCAAAATAATTGCGCGGTTTCTGAACAGTTCTGCTGCATTCACATTGACACCAATACAATTGGATGGAAACTTTGCCACTCTTGTATTTTGGATTGCTAGTTGATTTGAAGACACGATCGCCCTTTCCCAAAACCGTGAGCTTTCCAAATCTTTGCCCTGTCGGATCTGGTTTTGCTGCTACCACGGATCTCTACACCATTCGTCCCTTTCTACAAATCCATCCAGCTTGGCGTCAAAACGCAATCCAAACAGTCTGACACCTCCCGAGACGAAACTCAGAATGGTGATAGTTTTTCTAAAAACAAGTAGTGATTGATGCAGTACTTTGGCATCTCTAGGGTAGAGCAAACACGAGTCCGCTCTCATCAGGACATTGATTGGTCGGTAGTCGTTAGGGTCATCATTATTGTCTTGCTGTAACCACGCCCAATCTCGATCGTTGACCCCACCTCGATTGAGTACCGCTTGAATCTCTTTCGGTACTTCACACCTCAGAAATTCTTGCATTGATTGATATTGCTTCTGCTCAAGGTCTGTCATCATTTACAACCACTGCTCAAACACATCTTCTCTGGTCAGTACCAGCGGGTTGTTTAGTTTCAGAACTTGCCCGATCGCGGGCAACAACTCAGTTGGCAAGCTGACTTCTCCGCGTTCAATTCGCCCAACCTGCCGACGAGAGTACCCGATCGCCAACGCTAACACCTCTTGTGTGATTCCGAGTGATTTGCGTCGAGTTGAAATGTTATTGCCAACAATCTGAGGAGCGGTTTTCGGGCGAACCTGAGACATTGCGTACCGAATCAGAACCAGCAACGCCATTTTACTCAAACTCTATCTATTGTGATGGTCAGATTACAGAATTCACAATGGCAACTGCAACACAAACGCCACTCAGCATTCTAGGTGTAGAACTATTTCTTCCTGGTGTACGCCGGGATAGTCTAGGTCGAACAAAAGAATGGGAGGACTGGGAATTAAATGAAATGGCGAGCTCTTACAACTCTGTTGTAAGAGATGTGCATGATGCTCCAGTCTTGATTGGTCACGATGGAAAGACCCTAGAACAAGATCAAGGGCTTCCTGCAAACAGCTACGCATCTCCTGAGATGACTCCGCAGGGAGAAGCCTCGTATGCTTGGCTAGAACGCGCCTATGTTGAGAACGGAAAACTTAAAGGCGACTATCGAAAAGTCAATCCTAGTTTTGCTCAAGCGCTAGAAAACGAGACCTACAAAAAGCGTTCAATTTCAATCTATCCGCGCAACCATCCAGACAATCCCACTCCTGGTAAGCTCAACATTCGCCATGTTGCATACGTTGCCATTCCTGCTGTGAAGGGAATGAAAGATCACGCTTTTGGAGAGGGCAATTTTTTTGAGTTTGAATTTGCTGAATTTTACGGTTCTGCGTGGAGCGCGATCGCTCGGCTCATGCAAGGACTGCGCGATCGGATGATTGAAGATGCAGACCTAGAAACTGCTAACGCCACATTTCCCACAGAACTGCTGGATGCGATTCAACGACAGGCAAACGACTCTAACGATTACGTCACCGTGAGTCAGTTTGTTGACGCGCTGAACAGTGTTGACGCATTACGCGCTCAAGTTTCCCAACTATCCATGCTCATGCAAGGCTCTGACCTTGCCTACTCGGAATCAACTATGAATCTCAAGAAAATGATGGCTGACAAGGGAGTAACCGCTGTCAAAGGCATTGCTCCTATGGATTTGCAGGCAATTATCAAAGGTGACAAAACCGCCACATCGGAGCAGATGCAAATGATTGCTGACGCTTTAGGAGTCAGCGTTGATGAGTTAAAACCGAAAACTACCAACATGAGCGAACCAGAAGACTATCAGCAACTCAAGGCGCAAGTTGCCGCCTTAGCCACCGAAAACAAACAACTGCGCGACGATCGTGAGCGCGATCGGGTGACGAATTTCGTTGAAAAATTGGTTCAAGAACGCAAGGTTCTCCCTGCTAACAAGGCAGAAGTAATTGAACTAGCAATCAGCTTGCCCAATGATAAAACGCTCAACTACAGCGAAGGAACGGGGAGCGTTGAAGCCACACCGCGCGATCGTTATCTCAGCCAGCTTCAAAAAGGCAAGGAACTCTGGAGCAATTCCCAGATGCCAACCAACCCTTCAGACGCGCCGAACAATTTTAGCGAAACCGCCAAGCTCGAAGGGTTTGACGCTGAATCGACCAAAACAGACCAACTGATTAAGCAGCGCATGAAAGACCAAGGCTGTGACTATGCCGAAGCGGTCAATCAACTCATTTCTACTGGCGAAATTCGCTAGTCAATTTTTCCCTAGAATCCCCTCAAGAGGAATCCATCAATGGCATTTAGACAAGATCCACACTGCTTATCCGTTCCGATAGCAGGAACCGTTACCAAAAAACGGTTTGTTAACTACAACGGAACTCAAGCCGTTGCTAACCAGAACACGATCGGGGTCGCTGTGTATGGCGGTGTATCTGGCGATTGCATCGAAGTTGACCATCTCGGAGTTACGGCAGTAGAAGCCGGAGCGGTGATTAACGGTTCTGAACTGCGCTTGCAAACCGATGCTCAAGGACGCGCCGTTCCCTACACCACAGGTCCAACCGTCGCGAAACTCTTTCCCGGTCAAACTGCGACGGCAGCAGGGCAAGAAATCTCCGTCACTCTCATGCCGAACTAATCTCTAATCCTTCCCAACCCCTTAAGTCCCTACCCGATAAGGAATATCAAAATCCATGGCAGTCATTACCGGAATGAATGTGAGAGATGTCAAGGCAGGTGATAACCGTGTCTTGACTAATCTCGCAAACGGCTACACCAACGCTGAATTTGTTGGAAAGTACCTTTCTCCCTTTGTTAAAGTCAAAAGCCGCACTGGCTTGGTAATCAGTTTCGATAAGTCTACGTTTCGTCGCCACAAGGACGATCGGGCACCCGGCGGACCCTACAACATCATTGAAGCGGGCTACGAATCAGATCCGTATTCGGTGAAGAACAAGGGTCTGATGTACAAGGTGCCTGTTGAGCACCAGGAAGAAGCTGCTCAGGCATCTATCAATCTGGGCATGATGGCTCAAAGCGCCTTATCTGACGCTGAAGCACTCAACATCGAACTTGAGCAACGAGATATGGCAATCAATCCCGCCAACTACAACGGCTCTACAGCCGCGCTGTCGGGAACAGATAGGTTTGATGATCCCACCTCAACCCCTGGCTTGTTGGTTCGTGATGTCAGTTCAGACACCGCTCGCAAATGCGGTCGAAGACCAAACTTGATTCTCACTGGACCGGATGTGACAAATGCCTTGGCGGTGCATCCTGACGTGAAACAGCAGTTTCATCAAACAAATAGCGGATCCATCACCGATGACATGCTGAAAGAGTACTTCGGGCTTCCGAAGGAAGGGCGTTACATTACAGGCGAAGCCATCGAAGAAGTCAACCCAGCTACTGGTGAAACGGATTTTATTTGGGGTAAATACTTCATTCTGGCGTATGTCAACCCAGCGGCTTTGAAGTCTGGCGAGATTGCCTACACCGCTAACAACAACCTCAACCGTATCACTCAGCCCTCCAAGTTCTACACCTACGTGCTAGATGGCAACCCAACGGTTTCTAACCCCTTCTGGGATGAGTTCCACGATTCTTGGTTCTACAAAATCAAGTTTGAGCGGTCCACAGAAAACACAGGTATCGATTCGGGCTACCTGCTTTCAACGGTGGTGAGCTAATCACTGCCTTGTTCTAAACTACTCTCTCGTGAACTCATGGAAAACTACACCGTCAAAAGCCGAGTTCGGCACAACAAGGAATGGTATAACGCTGGAGATACGATCGCGCTCACTCCGAAAGAAGCTGAACCCCTGATTGCAGATGGCGCGATCGACCCCAATGGAACTCCCATTCCAGAGCCAAAACCAGACACCCCGATCGAGACCGAAACCCCTCCCAAATCGGTCAGCGTGACCGATTCTGAAAAGCCATCCACCAAAAAGCCCGCTAAAGAGGCGTAACTTGTGGCATACATCACACCCGATGACATGATTGTGCTCTTTGAGGAGCCGGAACTTGTGGAGGCAACCAACCTCCGCAACGCTTCAGCGGTGCTCATCAACATGGAGAAGTTACAACTCGCGTGTGATAGTGCCCAAGGGATTATTGATGGCTGGATTGGTCAGCGGTACTCGTTGCCACTCACCGATATGTCAGATCATCTGGCTCAGACCCTGAGAATCCATGCTGCCAACATTGCGCGGCATCAACTCGACGGATCTACCGAGGAGGTTCGGAATAAGTATGAGGATGCAATTCAGTGGCTGAAGTGGTTTAGCGGCAACAGTACGGGCAGTACTGGCTCGAATACTGTGAGTTCGGTGAACTACGACATCAGCAAGCAGTCGAATTCAAAGCTAAGCTGCGCGGCGGAGTGGTTCTGATGAGCATTGCCACGATCGAGGCTGACTTAATCACCCGACTGCAAACCCTGGAAGCCGATCAGAACCTCAAGGTGATTGCGTTTCCCACGAATCCCGATGAGCTGTATCGTCCCCCCTGCGATCGCATTATCGTCGGATTCAACCGGGAAAGCCTATCTCGTCCGAATACCACGAGCTTTACAGCCCCCATCATTCAAGAACGGCAACTCGACTTTGGCATTTACGTTCAGATTCGAGACCTTCGAGGACGGAAGCAATCAAACCCAAGGCTGGTTGAGCTAATGGATTTGATTCGAGACCTGATTACTGGGATGCGTCCCACAGGCGACAAGACTCATTGGTTTTACCAAACCGCAGGCAGCTTTGTTCAATTAGCCGAAGCGTTTTGGTTGTATTCGATGAACTTTTCCATCTCGGTGCCCTATACCAAACGCGATCGGAGTTAAATATGTCCAGCGAAACCAAAGAAAAATACCGCGTCGTTCAGCAAATCACGTTTAAGTCAGGTGATGTTTTTCCAGATCAGGAAATTGAACTGACCCCCAAAGAGGCTGAACCACTCGTAGCAGCTTCTGCCCTCGTTCCGGTTAAGGCAGAAGAGAAAGCTAAGAGCAAGTAATTATTTAGGAGCAACTCAGTAATGGCAATTTTAACGGGTTGGGGACTCCCTGACTTTCTGGTGAATGGTTATTTGTTGGATGTCGAGCCGATGGAGATTTCCGTCGATGCGAGTTCTGACACTAAGAAGGCGAAGAAGTTTGTCGGCGGCAAGCTCGTCACGGCAGGTACAGCAACGGGTGAAGAAACCTATGTGCTGAAGTTGGGAATTGAAGCCATTAAGTGGCAAGACATCCAGTTCGCGTTAGGGCAACTTTCTACCGTGGCATCTACACTCAGCTTGCCAGAGCGCAAAGAGGCAACGGTACCGTTGACCACGCCTTACGAAATTACGGATGCCGATATTACCGATACCAGCGTGTGGGTAACGTTGCGAGATAAAGGAGCGTGGGGGCTACCAAAACCACTTACTAAAGTCATCACAACGCCTTCAACAGGGCAGTTTCAGGTTGACGCAGAGAACAACAAGCTGATTTTCCCTGCCGCTTATGCAGGGGCACGCATTTTGTACCGAGTGTTTGTTGAGCAAACCGCGATCGATGCAATTGGCGTCAGCGCAACTCCAACCTTGCTCAATGAGCTTTCCTTTAGTGGTGTGACCTACGGTGACACCGAAACAGGACAGTTCAAGTTCTACATTCCCAAGGCAACCCGCTCATCAGCTCCGTCGATTAACCCCAGTGATGTGACAAAGCTCGAAATTGAGTATGAGCTAGTTCCAACCACCTCAAACCCGCTACCGTTCATCACCGTTCCAATCAGTGCCTAACTGGATTGAGTTTGCTCCGCCTGCTGAATTTCAAGATCGGGATGGCATTGTCCGCCCGATCGCAACTTGCTCTTTAATTGGTCGGTTTGAGTTCAATGAACGAATTGAGCAAATTCAATCTCGCCTTGCTCTGGCAGAAGCGGGGGAGTCGTGGCAAGTCTTGTACGATCGGGATAAGCGACTTCGGTTTTATGTCGATCGATGCCTCCAATTGAACGGCATTAGTCCGGAGTGGGTGACGCTGGAAATGGTGGAAGCATTCCTGTTTCACCGTTTTGATGAGGAGACTGACGAGTATCTTCCGGGTTGGTTGGTGGAGTTAAATTCGCCCAAACAAGCACCTCACAAGGTAGCACCAGAGAAGCCTTTGACGTTGGCAGAAATCCTTGCAGCATTGTCACTGCAAACCAGTGTTAGCGACGCTTTAGAGGTTGCCAGTTCCATTCCTGCTGAGATGGTGACAGCAATTAGTGAGGAGCGGAATCGAATGATGAGGCAGGCTCACGAGGGCAAGCCGCCTCAATCATCGAAACCTACTCGTGAAGAGTTGATGGAGTTGCTCAACAAGTAAGCAACCTACCCTTTTCGCTTGGTCTGAGAATCTGAATCTTTACGATCGGGTGACTGTAAAGACTTTTGCGACTCTTCAGGGGTTACCTTGGGAGTTGGCTGGACAGGTAGTGAGTTGGGCTTGCTGAATGTAAAACTGTTGTTTCCAGACTTCAAGTCAACATTGTAACCTTGGTGGATTGCGTAGATAGACAGAATGAAAATCTGCGAAGCAATTATTAGTGCTGTGAAATTTTTATTCACCGGGGAGTGGGTGTTGTATCGTACCCGCCCCTGGCTAAAGCATCGTTGACAAATAAATCCTAGCACAAGGATTTAGAAAGGTCTCCTCCTAGAGTAGGAGCCAAATCGGTCAGCTATGACCGATTTCAAAAACATTGTTACAGCATTTCTAAACTTAACTACAATGACAGCTAAGTTTTATACGAAATTCTATAAAGATCAGCAGCTTTGCAGTCGATCGGTCCCTGTCACCACAGGGATTTTTTGTATCTGTCCGTCGATCGCTGAATTCAGCGTTATATTTGTCAAAGTCTTTGTCCTGACTTCGCTTCATGCCGATCGCAGCTTCAGCAAGAATTGACCTAATCGACTCTGACCCGAATGTTGTTTCTAACATCCAAGGTGGTCCAGAGCCACAGGATGAATGGCTGCATTTTCGCTTCTCACAGGACTATCCTCAATACCAGCGAATGCGGCGTGACCCGCATGTTCGGTCTCGCCTAGATAAACGAGTTGATGCAATCCTAGGTCGCAGTGTTTTGGTTGAGGCTCCCAAGAAGCGGGGAGCTGCAAAAGCCGCAGAGAAAGTTCAGTCCATTCTCGATAAGGTCAAGTACGAAGCGCTTTGTAAGGCGGTACTGAAGTCAGGAATGCTGATTGGATTCAGCGTGCTGCAAATCGATTTTGTGGAAGATGAGGACGACAAGACTCTACTGATTCCAAAGTGGAAGTTTGTTCCACAATCACGCTTCACCTTTGCCTATCACAAGCCGGACGATCGGGCAGTTCTAGTGGTCAATGATGATGATCTTGACCCCGCAACCGAGATTTTATTAGTTCATGGCTATGAGCTGAGGCTACTCACCAAACGTGCTCCTATCTACGGGGAGCGAGTTCCCAAGAACCGATTTCTATGTTTTACGTTTGACTCTGAAGATAGCCCGTGGGGTTTGGGACTGGGCTACTCCATTTTCCCGTGGTGGGAAGTCAAACGGTGTGCGCTCAAAGCGTGGTTGCTGCACTCCGATCGACAAGGTTCACCACCGACGATCGGAACCACCCCAGCCGACCTAGACCCCAGCCATAACGACGACCACAAGAAGATCATTGCTGACTTTGAGGGGTTTCTGAAGGCGTTATCTCCGAGCAATTGGGCATCGTTTCCTGAAGGGTTTACGGCTCAGTTATTGGAAACGATCGGGCAGAGTGGACCAGAGGTGCATCAAGCCCTCATTCGGGAAGCAGACAACCAAATCAGTAAAGTTGTGTTGGGAGAAGTCCCCTTCTCGGACAAAGACACAGGCAGTTATGCCGCAAATGCATCTCAGGTCGAAGATAGAAGCTCAACCCTGACCGACGGGGATTGCAACCTACTGGATGAGCAACTCTATGACGGGTTGTGGTTGCCAACTTTTGAGCTAAACAGCATCGTCGATGATGCCCCGATCGTGCGTCGGGAATCATTCGCAGACACGCGCAAAGCCGCCCTTGAGAAGCAGAAGCTAGAGCATTCCAAGGCGGTAGCTGACCGAGACAAAGAACTGCAAGAACTGGGCTATCGTCGCACCGCTCAGAGTGTACTAGAAATTCATGGTGAAGGGCTGGAGTCGATTCAAACTGACACCGAGAAGCCGCCATTGGTGAGCACGATCGGGGTCGGTGGAACGCAAGCTCTATTAGGGTTGCTACAGCAAGCGTCGTCTGGAGAGTTGCCGAAAGAGAATGCGGTGGCAGCAATGGTTGCGATGTTTGGGCTTGACGAGAAAACCGCTGGCGCGATCGTGCCAGAACCGAAGCAAGAAAACTCGCAATCGTCGTCGCTCGATCAGCTTTTTGGAGGAGATACCGCGCCGACGGATACGACTAACTCAGATACCCCAGCACCTCAACCGCAGTTTACCGAGCCAGAGTCAGAGCAGGTTGAGACGGTACGGGATGAATTACCCAGCGAGTTTGCCGCAGCCGTTGCAGCGTTGAGCCGACTGGATACGATCGGGCTTGAGGAATTTGGACTGGTATGGGATGACACGACCGAGTTTGATGAAGCGATCGCAGCGCTAAACCGAATTGAGGTAGATGGAATAGAGGTTGATATCTCCCTTGACTTTGAGGAGTGGGGGATTTGCCAACCCGATCGTAGTTACTCATGATCGTTGCAGGAGTTGATCTTCAGTTGGGTTTTGAGGAAGCTTGAGTTGCCAACCCACTCTCAATCTTCAAGCTCGTTGCAGGTTTAGGATCAGGCACTTGCCAACCCACTCTCAATCTTCAAGCTCGTTGCAGTTGCTGCATTTCAGCAACATACCGACGCCCTTGCCAACCCGCTCTCAGTCTTTATGATCGTTGCAGGGCAACTCCCAAAGCGAAAGCTGGATGTGGTTTTGAAGCCGTTTTGACAAGCGCTTTCTTGAAGATCTTGAAGATACCCCAGTTTTGCGGGTTGCTGACTCGCTACAGGTGTCACGAAGTCTAGCTGTGTCAGGGATTTCAGAATTTACAAGCATCCCTTTTCCTCCACTTGCCTGCGTCCTTCGCAATGTATGCGGATTGCGGGCAGTTCTAGGGATCGGAGGCACTAACACAACGGTTAATCCCTGACCAGACGAATCCGGTGATCCTTTGGCTGCATCCTCAGCAGGTTCACAAACAGTCGTGACTTGTACTTGACTGTTAGGCTCTGGCATGAGCAAGCCTTGTCGAATCGCTGGGGCAATTCGCAAGGTTCTGTTTTGGACGGGCATCAACTTGCCACACGTCCCGTAAGTGACAGAGCTAAGGAAGTTTGCACTTCCCACTCCGTCTCTGTCTCCTCTCCACCCACAACCCCCGTGTTTGGGATTGCAGTAGTAGACGCGGTTTCGCGGCTTGTGCCTGCGTCCGCATTGAGGGCACACTTGAGAGGTAAAGGCTTCACTGGCTTTCTCGGTTCCGATTCCGCCCGCCAGTTGCATCTTTTCCTCTAAATACTTCGCTTGGGTGGGCATCTCCCACATGTTGTTTCGAGACACTTGTTTGATGCGACGATTGCCCTTCTTTCTGCCCTTGGGCAATCGGTCCAAATCACCCACGTAAATTTTGCCGACCTTACGTTCAACTGCCCAATCGACAGCGGTACGAGTAATGGTGTGGTTGGCATAGTTAAGTCTGATCCGGTAATAATCAGCGGCTTTTTGCTGACCCATGTAGAGACGATAATCCCGCTTGCTTCTGCGTCTCAAGGGTTTGGTGGATTGCTGATTGAGTGCAATGAGTGAGCGTCCCTTACCATCCAGCCCTTCTCTACGACGTTGCCGAATCATTCGCCATGCGTACTTGGCATCGCTGCCTGTGCGCTTTTTGCCTTGCCGTTGTCGCTCATTATCTTCTTCCTGCAATCTGCGATAGGTAGCCTTCTCCTCAACAGAGAGGTATTGTCGGAATTGCCCCTTAAACACTCGCGCTCTTGCACGATTAATAGCTCGGTAGCGTCCGTCTCGCTCCCGCTTGAGAGCACAGATATCTTTGCCAGAAATAGTTGCCGTTTCTGCGGTTCCCTCTCCGTTCTGCACGGCAATGACAATGGCACGCTTCTGTCCAAAGTCTACGGCTGCCACTTGGGTGAGTTCAGGATTCGGTTCAACGGTGTGCTTTGTGCAGAGATGAAGATAGTAATGACCACTGCGAGATTTAGAAATCTTAGCGTCACCGTCTAGCACTTTACCCTTTAGCTCTGGAAGTCGCAGCTTCAGTAGATAGGGCTTTGCACCCAGAATTAGCGTGTCTCCTTGGCGCTTGACGTGTAAGCCGCTGAAAGGAACTGGATAGTAGGACTTGAATCGTTTAGGTAGTTCAGCCTCGTGATCGCCCCGCTTGCGACGAGTAAAACATGCCTTAATAGCTGCCTCAAAGGTGCGACAAATCGCATCTGCTGACTGTGCTGGAATGCCATAATCAGGTTTCTTGCTCTTACGGACAGCGATAACCAACCGCTCGACACCCTTCTCTTTTCCTTGTTTGGCAGGCTTATTCTCCAACTGCTGAGGGTAGAGACTGTATTCCTGATTGGTGAACGTGCGAGTCAGTTCGTGTGCCCATCCAAGCTGGAATAGATTTAAGTAGCTGTTCACCTCGTAAGGTTTGCAGCTTGGGTCAGCCTCTTTTAGGCGCTTGTACTCGTTGCGTTTGTACTGGAGATGTTCAACCAACTGGTTATAGATGCGACGACTCGCTGCAAACATTCCTTCCAGCATGACTCTCTGGGTTGGAGTAGGAAAGAATTCAATTGTGAGGGTGCGAGTCGCTTCCATCACGATTCCTCAACTAACTCATCTTCATGGGCAGAGTCTTCAAACAGGTGTGGACGATCGAACTGGACAAAATACGTGAATCCAGGACGCGACCAGCATGAACCGGGAGCGGTTAACGCATAGAGCACAGCACGAATCACACCCGCATCGTTATCGCTCGTTCTGACCCGTTGCCCAATTTGAAACCGACAGGGAGGCAGACTATACACGGTGACACTCCCCCTGTGGAATCTGGGCTAATAACTCAGGCGCATCAGCTTCTAGATGAGTAAGATTCTCGTTGACCAACCTTCTCCCAGCCCTCCAAGTCTCTTCGGTAGAGGGAAGAATCCGATCGGTCTCAGTGTCTCCTATCTCCTGCCCAAAGGGGTCAAGAACGGCTGTTTTGTAGCCTCCGATGACTTCGATCGGGCAGATTAAATGACCGCGATATCTAAAGCTGCAACCCCACAGATAAATGTCTTCTCTCATGACTCAACTACTCCAATAATCCTGTCTTCGTGAATGGTTTCTACCTCATCTCCTTCGTCTCCACTCTCAAGGTGGTAATCCCATCCAGGCTCACAGTTCTCCGCAAAGGCAATGGCAACGCGAGTAAACCGACAGCCGCAAATTCTGCCTTCAGCAATCTCGTCTTTGCTGCTCCCTCTCACTTTGTAGCGAACGGTTTGCCAAATCTCGTATTTGGGCTTTGGAGTAGGGTTACTCAGGTAGTGGTAGAGTTTTTGTTCAAGTTTGGTTAATGCTGCTTTTGCCATGTCTCAGTCCTCCACAATGTCAGTTTCGTAAACCTCGATAATCCTGGCATCGGCTTCGATGCGGTAATACCAGCCGGGGTCTTCGCCTCGACCTTGAAGAAAGGCAATACCGACGCGCACGAAATGGAAGCCACAGACCCGACCTTGTTTAATTTCTGGGTTGTCGTTGTCGTAAGATTTATCGTCGTAAGACGTGTATTGAACGAGTTGCCACAAGTTGTATTTGGGCTGAGTTCTGGGGTGATTCAGCAACTCTTGCAAGTGCTGCTCAAATTCCTCAACCGGATCTGGCGTCACGCCAGTATTGATAGGGGTGGTCATAAAAACCTCGTAAATTAGCCCAACTGATAAAGACAAACTTGCTCTGCATTGCTCAGTCCCAACTCGCGCAGAATGAAGCGCGAAATCTCCGAAGGGAACTGAGTTAAAGACAGCTCAATGCGGTTGCTAAACACACCGAGAAAGTGAGCGCGTCCTTGCTGTGACACTGCTTCTTCGATCAGGGCGTCTAAATCCTCAATCACCGATTGCAGAATCTCAGACTCATCGATCGCAAAGCCCTCTTGGATGTAACTCACTAAACGCCTTGCTTTTGGAGGTAAGCCCCCATGCTTGAGAATTAGGTCGGTATCTACCTGGTCAAGACATTCTCTTGCCAGTTCTCGTGCGGCAAGTTCTGCCTCAGTGACAGTGCCAGTGGCGTATTCCTTGCCGTTGATTTTGAAGACGATTAAGCCGTAGAAGTCGTCTTGGGACTTCTGAATTGCGGTTCTAACTGCTGTGAGCATGACTCGCCTAATTCCTAGTTCAGTGGTGTAGAGGGTGAGGCATCCTGATCGGATCAGGATGCCAAAGGGAGTTAGAAGGCTTGGCAGGTCTGAGCGAGTTCTTTCTCTTCGACGCGCCAGTCTTGACCCGTAGCAGCTTTTAAGGTTCGGTTGAGCTGGTCGTTAGCCCAGATATCTTGACGAACCAGGACATCGAAATCTTGAAAATCTAGGGTGGCTTGGCAGCTTTCAAAGCGTCTGGCTTTGACGTGGTAGCGACGAGTAACGACTCCGGTATAGGTAGCGCTCGGAGCGGTGATGAGACGGGTTTGCTTGGAGGGTGCGATCGTTGTTAGCATGACGTAAATCCTTTCGTGGGGTTTGTGGAGGAAGCGCTTGAAGTTGTCCAGACCCAGAGCGCTTTCTCTATGCTTTCAATATTACCTATTAAGTAATGCTTGTCAAGTAATACCTATGAAGATAAGATATATCTGTAGGCAAACGAGATACTTGAGAGGTGATACCTATGGGGCAATTCTTGGTGAAGATCACCTATACGAAGGACTTTCCGGGAATTGGAAAGCAGATACGCGAATACAGACGGCAATCAGATAAGCCTCTAGCTGAGTTGGCAGCAGAGGCAGGTATCAGCGTTCCTCACTGGAACCGAGTTGAAAACGAAAAAGTTGGAGAGCTGCCACTAGAAACGCTTCGAGGTATCGAAAAGGCTCTTGGCGTTGATCTAGGAGTACGCTTCGATGATTCATCCTCAAGCCAGTAACCCTCTCGCTCTTCCATCGGTTTCCTTGGAGAGCCGATCGCGGGTTAGCAAAGCAAATAGAGGATAATGAAATTAGTCGATTTAAGAGTGTTCGCCAGTTTCTCAACTCAATTCCCACACGTCAACATGAGATCACTATGATCCCGATGTTCAGTGCTAACGGAAAATTACCGCCTGGTATCCATCGTTGTACATGGAAAGAATTTGTGGAGCGCTTTGGAATCACGCCCCATCGCTTGAACCTAATTGCTGGGCTTAAAAGGGCAATGGAGCACTTACAGATAGCGGGATGTTCCATTATTTACATTGACGGCAGTTTTGTAACCGACAAAGTAGTGCCTGGCGATTTCGATGCTTGTTGGGAAACTAGAGGTGTTGATGCAAAAAAACTAATCTCGATCGCTCCCTCCTTGTTGGACTTTTCTAACAGACGAGCTGCTCAGAAAGCAGAGTACGGCGGAGAGTTATTTTTTGCTGGAGTACCCGCAGATAATGCTGGAAATTTATTTCTAGATTTCTTCCAGATGGATAGAGATGGTCAGCCCAAAGGGATTATTGCTATTGATTTAGAGAGGTGGCAGCCGTGATTGAAAACGAGCAGCAATATCACATCACGCAGGCTCAAGCTCAGAAGTTTGAAAAGGCTTTAGAGCGTATGCTTCAATCATCCGAGCAAGAGCGCGAGACAAATCCTCTGCTTTGGCAAGCTCAAATCTCTGCTTTGGAGAGTCAGCTTAGCGACCTGCGCGAAGAAATAGAGGAATACAACACAAGCCGCGTGAAGAGCGAGGGGCTTGAGACTAGATACGGTGAACTGATTACGGTACTGGTTGAAGATGTAATACGGGTAAAACAGGAAAATCGACCGCTTTCTAAAATTATTGCCTCGATTGCAGTTGCAAGAGTAGTGGTGACAATCTTGCATGTTTTATGGAGTATGCCTATAGAGGGTACTATCTCTCTAAGCTCAGCACTTAAAGAAAAGAAGCAATCTGAAGGATGATCGATTTCAGCGACGATCGTGATGACTGAATCGGATTGACGGGCGATCATTTGTCCTAGTTTGGTAATCTTGTAGAATTAACCCCCTAGCTTAGGAATTCTATGAGTAGCCAGAATCAGATTACAGCGATGTTAATGCTCAAAGTCTCCGGTCGAGACACCTGGCAAGGCATGGGAGAAAAAGCCTATAGTGTCCTTCCACGAACCGGAGAGTTTATCGAGATAGACGTTGATGGGACAGCCTATTGGTGCAAGGTTGTCGCTGTTGCTCATTCATCCGAGCCAACGACCAATATTGGCGACATTTATGCCGTCCCACTGGGAAAATCAACGGACGTGCTAAAACAACTTTTTGATTCTACTGAGTCACCTCATTTTGATTCTGCTGAGTGGTCTCAGGAGCTTGAGGAGAAAGATGCAGGGTGGATTGGTAAGGTATAGCAGGGCTGGCATTTTTGCTGCGATCTCCTTTGTTGATTTTGCTGATCAAGGACTTGAAATCGGTCAGACGTGACCGATTTGGATTGCTTTTTGACTTGTCGAATTCAACAAGTTATCTGCTAGAGATCTGATCGCAGCCCTAGATAGTGATTAGCAAACCTGATTGACAGTCCTCCATTCATCAAGATATATTGGGGTTAAGTCATCACCAGTTGGGCTTTATTAGCTCGCTGGCTCCCGCTGGGTTACGATCCAGTGGGTATTTTGCTTTATAAGGGCATGGATCGCGTAACTTTTATCATTGACGGATTTAATCTGTATCACTCAGTTCGTCAAGCTTCTAGGGATTCAGGTGGTTCGTCTACAAAATGGCTTGATATCAAAAGCTTGTGTTCGTCGTATCTCTATCTTTTTGGTAGAGCCGCCGTCCTCCATGAGATTTATTATTTTTCTGCTCTAGCTAACCACCTAGAAGCCGTTAATCCTGACGTAACCGAAAGACACAGGAGCTTCATCAAGTGTTTACAGGCAACGGGTGTGAAGACGGAACTTAACCGATTTAAAAGAAAGTCCATGACCTGTCCCTCATGCAGGCACGGTTTTAACAGGTATGAGGAGAAAGAAACAGATGTGGCAGTGGCAGTCAAACTGCTGGAGCTATTTTTCACTGATAACTGTGACATAGCGGTACTTATAACAGGCGACACTGATTTGGCTCCAGCTGTTAGAACCGCCAATCAGATTTTTGCCAGCAAGAAAGTTGTTTTCGCCTTCCCTTACAAGCGAAAGAATCAGGAGCTATTGAGATTAGCGCCAGGGTCGTTTGACATCAATAAGAGGAAGTATTTGGCGCATCAATTTTCTGATCCATATATACTGCCAGACGGTTCAAAGATTCACAAACCTAGCAGTTGGTAAAAACTCTATAGATTAAACATAAGGCTATGCTTTAAAGGCAAAAGTTATTGCTATTGCTACCCTACAAGCATTTAGGCAGTCCTATGACCGTATCCACCTACAAATGGACGATCGACCGTTATCATCAAGCCGTTGATGCTGGGATTTTTCATGACCAGTCGATCGAGCTATTGAAGGGAGAACTTGTTTTAATGCCACCTGAAGGACCGGAACACGCTCATCGCTGCGAGACGGCTGCACGGTATTTAGAGCGTCTGTTTGGTGAGGGTTGGTGGTCACGTCAGGGTAAGCCCATCACTCTAGCCGATTCTGAGCCGCAGCCTGATATCGCGATCGTGCGTGAGCAAGATTACACGAACGGGCATCCTACCCCTAACGACATTCGGCTTGTGGTGGAATACGCCTACAGCACTCAAGCAAAAGATACGGGCATGAAGCGAGACGTTTATGCAGAAGCAGGCATTTTAGATTATCTAGTGATTGACCTGAAACGATCTGCCGTGATTCATTACGCTAATCCTGTTGAGGGCAGCTACACCACAGAGCAAACGTTCACCGATGGCATGATTCAGATTGGGCAGGTCACGATCGATGTTCGGAGACTGCTGAGATCTGTACTTTAGAAGTGATGACCAAATCGGTCAGCAGTCCTGCTACAGTAACCTGGTTGTAGCTGCAATTTCTAAGAGTATCAGTAATGGATAATGACCCTCTACTAACAGAGAGTGAAATTGAAAGGCTTCAGGAGCGGCTGAGTCAGGAGGTAGGAGATTTTGTTGTGGGTCTTGCAAGGGAAGGGGAGCGAGCAGCGGTGGTTTTGGGTGCCGCTCGCTTAGATGTAAGCCTTGAAAACCTTCTCAAGAAGTTAATGCACCCTCATCCTGGTGGTTCGGATAATCTCTTTGATTCTCAGCGTCCTCTTAGCTCCTTTTCTACCAAAATTGCTCTTGCATATAGATTAGGCGTGATCGACAGAAGCTTTGAACACGCTTTGCAGATGGTAAGAAAAATTCGGAATGATTTTGCTCATTCCATTGCTGTTGCGAGTCTTTCTGCCCCACCCTACAAAAATCAGCTTAACGAGCTAATTAAAGACGTTAAAAAAGATGGGGATTCTTTCGACAATATAGCGAGTGGCTTGAGAGAACAAAGATTTCCTGAAGAAGTATTGGATTTCTGTGCTGCCGTTATGATATTGCTCATGCGACTTGAAATGCTGACAGAAGTGAGCGTTCAGTTCCAACCAGCCAGGACAGCAAAACTAGATAAAACTCGATTTCTAGAAAATTGAAGCTGCTTGAGTCGCACAACAACAATTGGTCATAGCTGACCAATTTCAGGAAGGGACGATCGTCCCTTCCACTGAATCCATTCGGTGAAGCCAACACATAAATCATCCCTTCTTTTCTAAACAGCGTGTGCTAATGTCAGGGAAAGAGTTAACGCTGTATTATGCCAAGAAGCACAAAGATTTCGACAAACATTGTTTTAGGTGACACAGCCGATGAGCGCGATCGTCGCCTAAATTCATTACGTGAAATCGCCTCATACTGCGGCTATACAGGTAGGTATGGCGGTAATATTAGCGAGTTGCTATGTGCGATTGCCGATTTACCGGAAGAGGATAGAAAGGTGATTGCGGGCGTGCTCCAGAAATTTTTGAAATAGGGGTTGACGCTTCATTTAGCATACGCTAAATTAGATTCATCGAGAGCAAACGCCACACACCGCTCTCCCAAGTTTTAGGAATCGCTACCATGCCTCAAGCTACTCAAGCCCAAGTCCAGTCTCTCATCGCTCAAGGTTACGTTTGCCCGGAGCGGATTGCCGCTCTACCATCCGACGCGGTTCTAACCCGTATCCACTGGGTTTATATCAGTGACGAAGAGTATTCGTTAGACCTTGACGCATGGATTAACTATGCCGAGGCTCAATACCCTGGTCTCGATGTCGAAGCTCTCGACATGGCGATCGGGTGCTGCTAGTGCGACAAAGCCGCGATGGTGCCGGATCGAATCCGGTTCGCTCTCTCGCCTCATTCGAGGCACAACGTAAACACTTTTTTGGAGAATTCAATCATGCTGACTATCAAAACCCTCGCAACCGCTTCTCTCGAACAACTCAGAGCCTTTGCAGCAGAACACGGCATCGTTCCCGTTGGCGATAAGCGCCGTTTGGATACTTACCGTGATGCGATTCAAGACTTCTTCGCTGCTATGAAAGAGGTGGTTACAGAAGGCGTTGTTGTAGCTGCCCGCGTTGCTGACCAAGTAGCAGAAGCTGTCACCAGCAAAGAGGCGAAAGCATTCTATGGCAAGGTTTACGCTGCTGCTAAGGTGGTTGGGAAAATTTTCATCCATCTCATGCTGATCACGATCGCTCTTGGAATGCTTGCCCGTGACGTGTGGCAGAGTCGGGAGGAGGTGAAAGCCTCGATCGTGACTCTCTATCACCGCTCAATCTGCTCTACACAGGATTGGCTCAAAGCTCAGTCGAGAAAGGGTAGAGACGCGGTGAGGATCAACATTATTCAGCCCGTTCTCAACCATCGTGAGCGGATTCGGGCAATGGCAAGAGCAGCCGCTAGGTGATGGTAGTCGTAATGAAATCGGTCATAGCTGACCGATTTCACCTGCATAAAGTCAGGCATAATGGGGCAGCCTCTACGACTCTACACCTCACCTAATGTCGATCAATTTTTCAGAGCTTAAAACAACTGAAGATGTTTACATCGAAATTGGTCGCCGCTATGTCGCTGAAACGCGGCTCCAGGAAGCGATCGCGGCTGCATTAAACGGCACTTACTATGAATTTGCTGCCGCCAAGAAGAAGGCGTCAGGTAAGAAAAACTGTAATCCCGCAAAGAGTCATTTCTGCCAGACCCCAAACGGAACAGGAAGCTGTGTCTCGCTGGGCAAGCAATGCAAATTCAAGCCAAGTGGCAGCGTCAAGCAAGCCGCAGTTTACACTGGCGAAAATGCGTCATCCGCGATCGCGGCACCTGAAAAACCTAAAAAATCAACAAAGAAAACGACCAAGAAGGCAGAAGCGGTTCCTGTAAAAGAAATTGACACAGCAGGAATTCATGAAGATTTTGTTCCTCTTTATAAAATGGCTAATGGTTTCAAGCCTGATGAGATTAAACTGACGGATGATCAAGTCGAGGCTGCGAAGGGGTTTATGGAAGACAAATATAAAGGGACTCCAAAACAAAAGCAGATCAAAAAAGAAGGCAAAACCACAGACGAGGAGTCGCAGGCTTTGGCTAATTGGCTAGGAATCTCCTATCAAGAAATGAGTGCCAGGATCTGGAAAGCTACTTCGGTAGAAGATTCTGACGGGGGAATTCTAGCGGCGGATATTTTAGCAGCTAAAGCTTTGCATAAATTACCATCCGCTACAGCCGAACAAATCGCCAAAGGTGCTGAAAAGAAAGGGGTTTACGATTTTGATCCTACCAAGCCATTAAAACGATGGATGAGGATTAAAGGCGAGGGTGGGGCAGAAGAGTTTATCAAAAAATACCAAGATAATATTGGGAAAGAGATCACCGAGGATAATTTTTTTGGAACTTCCCACCTTAGCGCCAATCAAATGTCGGCATTCTCAACAGGTGCAAACGTAATCTATCAGGTTGAGGCAAAACTTGATGGGACGGGGCAAGGGAAATATGTAGATCACTACAAGAAGACAATGAGCGAAGGGGAGATTCTATTCCCTCCATACTCAAAATTCAAAGTTGTCAAAGTCGTCGCGCCAAAAACAGATCCCCTAAGCAAAGAGGAACATACTTCTATTGCTATCCATGATGCAGTCGAGGAAGCAAAATTTATGTCGTCTTTGATTGGAACCTCAATGAAGGGGCAATACAAGTATCTCACAGGAAAAACACTACCAAAAGACTGGAAAGACCAAGTAGAGCTTGCCAAGAAAGCCAAAGAAAAATTGAAAAACTTCGATAGCCAAGATGGGCATCTTGATGCCTATACCATCCATTTACAGGAGATCTAATAAATCAAATGTCTGACAATGAAGAGTATGTTTTAGACAGCGCAAAAGAAGAGCAGTTTGTTAAAGAACTGAAAGGTTTACTTGCTGGTGATGGCAACGCATTCGATCGAATGAATGCGGGACAGGGCGGCGAAGGATTGCCAAAGTGGTTTTTAGATCTTGCAGAAAACCTAAGAAAGCAGGGTGTTACCGACGAAAATTTTGATGAATGGTACGCAAAAAACAAGAAAGACAAGGGAAAGAAATTCGACGATTAAAACCTATGTCCGAGAGTCGATCGTAAAACTCATTACAACAGCCAAGCAAATCGGTCATAGCTGACCGATTTCAACTAGATAAAAACGAGCAGATTTAACCCAAGACAAGCCCCTCTCAATGCTCAAACTTCCCACCAATCCAACTGCCGATCAGATTAAAGCGATCGTCACCGCCACCATCCGTGAAACATTCGAGGACGACGCCACTCTCACAGGCGATATCAAGCCCTATGGGAAAAGCGGATGGCAGGTTACGTACAAAAGTGGTGATATTGAGTTCATCCTCGAATGGGACGGCAACGAATTCACCAAATATCCCAAGCCTAGTAACTTCAGCGAGTTTGAGTTTGGTGCCATCATTGACAAGGTTCTGAAGTGGAACGGTCTAGATATTGGCGTTGAGTACAACCCAGGTCAAGTAAGGTTCCCAGGTCGTAAGAACTCAAAGAAACTACGATCGGGTTATGGGCATATCCGTAACCATGTGGGGGCAGACGGAGAGGCATTAGACTGCTACATCTATTCAGGGTTGCTAAATGACTCGCAATCTGGGTCTAATTTGATTTTCCGCGTCACTCAGCTTGCCGACGATGGCGACTTCGACGAGTACAAGTTTATGCTCGGGTATGCCAGTAAGGGAGCTGCTCAGGATGCATACTTGCAGGAGATGCCCAAAGAGTTCTTCGGAGGAATTGAAGCGGTCGATCGGGAGCACATTGACGACTACCGCAAACCCTCGAACTACGCAGAATCTGAGGTTCTGTCAGATAGTGAGTGGGATGGATTAGCAGGAATTGATGATGCGTCGATCGCGGATGCGCTAGACACGATGGCTGATCCTGGAAATCGGTCATAGCTGACCGATTTGATAACCATGCAAGCATTAGCAATTCAATTCGACGAATGGTTTGATGGGATTAAGTGGGATCGGCGCGTGGGGCGCTATCGTCGCAGTGATGGCAAACTCATTTCTCGTGACACGGTTCTACAACTCACCCGCAATAATATCGACGAACAGCGACAAGAGTTGCTGAAGTTAGCTGACCAATATGATGCAGGCGGAATTGATTTAATTGGGCTCCAACGATCGGTAGCCCAAATCATCAAACGGATTCATATTCAGAGCGCGATTCTGGGAAAAGGAGGCGTCGATCGGGTCACGGATGCGGATTGGCTCACTGTTGCCCGTGAACTAAAGCGGCAATACTACACGGGCATCGACCCCATTACAGGTCAGCGCTTTGGTTTAAAGTATCTCGCTCAGAAGTTAGCAAATCAACAACTGTCTCTGGCTCAACTGAAAAACAGTCTGACCATGTTTGCGGCATCTGGGAAAGTGTCATATTTCCGTATGGCAACTGCGGCATCAAAAGCAGATGGGTTGCTGTACGGCATTCGAGTATTGGGCAAGCTCGATAACTGCGACGATTGCACGGAATATGCTGCTCTGCCACCGCAACCGATCGAAGATGTCATACCGCCTACGCAACGCTGCAAGTGTCGCACAAATTGCGGCTGTAAAATTGTTCCGCTAACACTGCAAGAAGCAATTTCACGTGGGATGCAGATCTGATCTTGGAAATGACAACTAGAATGAATTGTCCAAAGGCGATGGACAAAGCGGGGGACCGGGAAGCATGACTCAGAAGCGAACTGTAACTGGACGGATTCAACGCCCGGATCTAACTGGTTGGGCAAACGCATCAGTTGCATTTAAACTTCAGCCCTATTCTTATACGGACAGTAGTGTACTACCACGCTCGATCGTGTCGGCAACAACCGACGAGAATGGCGAGTTTGAGGCTGATCTTTGGGTTAATGAAGAAGGAATTCAGCCTTGTGAATATCGATGTCGTTTGCCGTCAGGTGAAGAAGTTGTGTTTGTGCTTCCATCTGGCGAGGGAGAGATTAGTTTACCCGCGCTGATTGAGCTTGGACAGCCGCCTGCGCCGTCAAGCGATACTCTAGTCACTCTGATTCAGTCCCAAATTGAGCAGATTGCTCGCGATGTTCTAGACGCACAGTTGCAACCCCTTTCGGGTGTGGCGGCAATTAATCTCAGCGCTCTCCGGGTTGTAGTTTTAAGCGATGACTATGAACTCATTTATGCTGACAGCACCAATCTGGATCATGCTTTTTCTGCACTGGGCATCACGACTCAAGCGTTTAATATCGGCACTCAAGCTAGTGGCGTGACTCGCGATCGCGTGAGTGATCCTTCCTGGAATTGGGATATTCGCAAACCAATCTACTTGGGTCAAAACGGACAGCTAACCCAAACTTTTCCGACTACAGGTTTCGAGCGGCAAGTCGCGCAAGCTCTTAGCCCGACTGACATTCTATTTTCTGCCGAGGAGGCGATCGTATGGCAAGCAACGTCTTTCTAGGACTACTCAACAATGTCCGAACCTGGATTACAGCAATTTCTCAAAGTGCGGGTGTGGCAGACGCTAACAAGATTGTCGCGACTGACTCAACGGGGAAGCTGCACATCTCCCTCATGCCGACAGGCGTAAATGCGGAAGCTCTCGCGGTTCCAGTATCCGAGGCGCTTTCAGCGGGCGACTTTGTAAATCTCTACGATGTAAGCGGCACTCTAACGGCACGAAAAGCAGACGCAAGCAACGGACGCGCTGCACATGGATTTGTCCTGGCGGCAGCACCATCAGGAACGGCAACGGTCTATCAGGAAGGGCTAAATAATGCTGTTTCTGGTCTAACTGATGGGGCGACCGCCTACCTTGGCACTGCTGGAGCCGCAGTTACAACCGCGCCATCTTATGTTAGCGGGCGGATCTATCAGGAGTTAGGCTATACCACTTCTGCCACTGCGGTCTTTTTCCAGTTCTCTAACGCAATCCCCTACCAATAATGCCGAGCGTTCTTGCCCTAGTTAACAACGTCAAGAATTGGGTTTCCGCGATCGCTGTGTCTGCGGGGATTGCTGATGCCAGCAAGGTTCCACTTACCAATAGCAGCGGAATACTTGATAACTCGCTGATTAACTGGGCATCGCCAGGAGCGATCGGAAGCACAACAGCAAGTACGGTTCGATGCTCTCAGTTTACGGTTGCGGGTTCATCGGGAATAACGAAGGATATTCGTTGGTTTACAGGTACTATTCCGCTTTGGAATCTGTTCTCTAACTCTTCTGATAACCTGGTTTTGTCCTACTACGATGCGGCGGGCGCTTATTTGGGCGATGCTCTAAGCGTCAATAAAGCAACCGGGGTTATCACCTTCCCAAAGACGAACATCTTCACGCCGGCTCAAACTTTTAGTGCAGGGCTGAATAGCTCAGGAACGATCGCCGTTACGGGTAGCCAATCTCAGATCACGCTCACGCCGTCCTCACCCTCGCCAGGTGGGGGTTTTAGATACGTCTATACATCGGGATCATCGATCGGACTGGTGTTTGCGGGCAATGGCTGTAACTTGCAATTCGGTTTAGGTACATCACTCGCCGCGATTTTTAATTCGGGCAGCCCGTTAACGTTTCAAGCCGATGCATCGGGTACAGCTCAAGGAATGATGTTTGTCGGCACAGGTTCCGCATTTAGCAGCAGCGATCGGTTACAGGTCAATGGAAATATTGCATCAAACGGATCGGTAAGAGTTGGCTCTTACACGGTTGCTACCGTTCCCGCTAATAACGCCAATACTATTGGCGCAATGATTTACGTTTCAAATGAATCTGGCGGCGCAACGATCGCGTTTAGCGACGGAACAAATTGGAGACGAGTGCACGATCGGGCAATCATTAGCTAGGTGAAATATGAAACCCTATGAATTTCTAGTTCGGTGGAACTCAGAAGGTGTGCTGCAAGGGGCACACGTCATTTTTCAAGAGCAGTTAACGGATTCTCTTGGGAACACGACTCCTGTGATTCATCCGGCTCAACCTGTGGCGATCGGAGAAGCGCAGGGCTTTCCCTTGGAAGATGTTCTAGGGGAAGTAAATGCAGCAGCACTAAAGACTATTGATGAGTTAAAGCAGTCTCACCAAGACGAGACTGAGGCAAACACCGCGGCACATAATGCTGCAATTCAGCAGCTTCAAGACGCGCATCAGACCGAATTGCTCGTTCTAAAACAAGAGCACGAAGCGAGTTTGAGCCAGTTGCGGCAATCCTATGAGCAACAGCTTGAGCAACTCACCCAAGAACTAGAATCGTTCAAGAACCCTCCCATTAAGTGGAGTCAGTTTCGTTTAGCCATGATGGGTAATGCGGCTTACGATCGGGTGGAAGAATCGCTATCTGACAGCAAAGAGGGAACGCGGCTGCTGATTAAGTTGACCACAGTGGTTAGCATGGACAATCCGAACCTTGTGGTGCTCCAATCGGTCTGGAATACAGCGCTTGATTTAGTGGGCTATCCAACCGCAGATGACATTGCAGAGTGGAATGCAAACGCAACGGGCACGAATGTTCCGATCCGATTCGATGACAACGGGAAAATCACAATAATCTAAATAGCGTCAGTGGTTCTGTTGATGCCGTTTTCAGAACATCAGGCATAATGGCGTGAGCAACGATTCAGCTACACGATCGGGATTACCAACCGTGTCTAAGCCCTCTCTCTCAAACTACAAACTTTTGGAGCTTTTCATGACGACATTTACTCGATTGGTTGAACTTGTCCACGCTAGCCGCGCTGCTGATCAAGCATTAATTGCGAATTATCAAGCGCAAATCACTGAAAAGGATGCTGAGATTGCTCGGTTGAAATCAGAAGATGAAGTTGAAGATGCGGGCTACGAAGCAACGATCGAAGAGTTGCAAGCCAAAAAAGCGGAATTAGAAGCAGCAGCAGCAGAAATTCAAGCAGGAATCGACCAACTTGCGTCTGAGTACCAGCCTGAAGCGCCTGCTCCTACGCCCACTGAAGAGCCTGTCCCAACGGAAGAACCTACTCCTACTGACAATTCTGGTGAGACGACTCCTGCTGAGGAGCCCGCTCCTGATGTAGTTGTTGAAGAGGGTGGATTCTAGATCTTCAAATCACATCAGCGTTAAATCCCTTCCAAATCTCCTCTCAAAACAGAGGAGATTTTTTATTGGCAAATCGGTCACGTCTGACCGATTTCAAAGGAGCAGGTTGAGGATTGATATCTGTATGGCAGAATTCAATTTCTGAGTTCCTGTCACCATCTTTATGACAACAAAGACAAGGCGTGAAATTCAAAAGTTTGCAGAACAACACATTGGACTCGTCCGCAAAATTGCTCATCAGATCAAATTTAAATGCGAAACTGAAACCTTTGATGATTTGGTGAGCATCGGCACGATCGGGCTAATGAAAGCTGTCGAAAAGTTCGATGACAGTCAGGGCAGTGCTTTTAGCAGTCTTGCTGTGCCCTACATTCGTGGTGAAATCCTGCACTACTTGCGTGATGCCAAAGGTGAACTGATCCGCCACCGACGCGGCGAACAACGGCAGTTCATTAACAGTCTTGATGCTCCTCTATCCCATGATTCTGAAACCACGCTACTCGAAACCATTGCAAACACGACGGCAACGATCGAGACACAAGACAGCGAAGCAGTTGCACAGCTCAGTACCTTGTTGAACCGGTTGACTTATCCCTATCGCGAAGTTCTGATCTTGATCGAGCTCAACGGACTTTTGAACAAAGAAGCGGCGGAATGGTTTGAGGTCAGTCCAGTGACAATTACTCGCTGGCTTGCCAACGCACAGCAGCAACTTCAACAATTAAAAGATCAGCCTGAGAAATTTAAAACCAAAACCTACAAGCGCGATCGCAATGCCTTACCCTACCGCGATGAACTAAAACAACTCCACGTTCCTGAAATTAAACGTCGATGCGAAGTGTGCGATCGCGTGTTTGGGTTATGGGAAAAAGCCTATTGCATTGCTAAATCCAATATTCCTAAAACCTGTTCTAGCGTTTGTGCTCGTAAATTGTCGGGACAATCCAACCCTAACTTCAACGGTTGGAGCGATCTGGAAATCAAATTTCTCAAAGACCGCATTGGCAAAATGCCTACCATCAAAATTATTGAGGAATTTCAGAAACGCTGGACACATCGCACTAATACCGCGCTCAAAGTTAAGCTCAAACGCATTGCTAAATCCCTTAAATGCACTGACGACGGCTGGAGTATGCGCGATTTAGCTCGACTCCTCGATATACCCGCAGATCGAGTGCGAGTTTGGAAAAAGCGTGGACTCAAGATGGACAAGATTCCCCGCGCTACAGTTGGGCAGTGCGTAATCTATCGCAAAGATTTACACGAATTCTGCACTGAGCAATATTGGCGATTTAGCGGTATCGACGTTGAGAAGCTGACAGAAGTATTACAAGATCGCGCCCTCGCCGAAAAATGCGCCACTCAACCCTTAAGAAAGAAACGGGTTGAAGTTCAACATTTAGGCTCAAAGAGGGTGTATCGCAGTGCCCGCGAAGCCGCAAGAGAAATGGGCGTCGATCGCCAATTCGTGTTGCGTGAAATTAAACGTAAAGATACTGCCTTGATGAAACAAAGCCATGTCGAAACGGTTGGGCTAGCAACACTACCTATCAAGTCATTGCACGAGCGGCGCGATGAACGATCTGTCATTGACCCATCCTTACCAATGAACATTCGTAGACTTCGACATCCCGACGGCAGAATCTACGAAACTAATAATCTAAGCTTGTTTGCCAATATTCACGACCTTACCGATTCGCTTTTGTCGCAACTTTGTCTGGGTCGGCAAGGCACTCACAAAGGATGGAGATTTATTGATTTTTCTGACCGCCAAAGTAGATACACTTCACAACTCAATCAGAAAACAGCCGCTCGGAAACGGCTTGATGAACCAGAGCCAAAGCAGGTGAATTTTTTACATGAACCCAAGACTTGGGAAGATTTTGCGAAACTGTTTGATCTATTGGTTCCGGTTGAAATCGGTCAGCTATGACCAATTTCACTTTAGCAGTGGTTGAGGATTAATCGCGCTCCATCCCATTACTGTGCGTTGGTGCACTTCAAAATGCAAATGCGGTCCTGTGCTTCGACCCGTGGAACCGACTCGCCCGATCGTGCTTCCAGCTTCTACCTGTTGACCAGCCTGCACATCAATTTCTGATAGATGACCATAAAGCGTTCTACGAGCAAAGCCTTCGATCATGATGCACTTGCCGTAACCCCCATACCAACCTGCCTTAACGACCTTTCCTGCGTGGGCAGCGAGCACGATCGTTCCTAATGGGGCTACCAAATCAATTCCTCTGTGCGGACGGCAGATACCAGTAAGACAACGATTGGGGGAGAACGGGGAACTGACAGGGGCACGATCGGACAGGGGATATTGCAGCGTTTCTGTTAGAGGTCGAACATACGCTAGTTGAGCCGCAAACAAGAGAGAAACAAACATAGTGAGGAGATGTAGGGTTGCATTGTGTTTGTCGAATAAATTTGATTGGGCTTTTTGTAAAGTTAGCGTGAAGCTTCTATTGATTGGTACGTTATACCTTGCATTGCAGGATACGGCTAAAACAATTCAGGCATTCCGACAAACCACCCCTGTTGGAATTCGACGCCTAACTCTCTTAAAAAGACTTGAACTGCTCTCGTCTCAACCCCTTCCGCGATCGTGGTGGCGCGTGTGAGCCGTGCTGCATTCACTAGAAAATCGACGGTGAGGAAATCGATCGGGCAATGACTGACCCCAGCCACAATGGAGCGGTCTAATTTCACCGCATTAATCGGCAGAAACTTGAGCAGCGCTAGATTTGTGTAGCCCACACCAAAATCATCCAGAGCAAATTGCCCCCCTTCACACCGCCAAAATTCAGCAAAGGCACGAATTCGATTCAGGTCGGGAGCAATAGCCGTTTCAGTGAGTTCAAATGTGATGCGCGACGGGCTGATGTTGTACTCTGTGCAGGTATCCACAACCCAGTGGGGCAAATCGGGATCAGAGGCAGTGATGGCAGAGAGGTTAATTGAGTATTCAGCGGCATCTTTGGCGATGCGTTGAAGTGCCTGTTCGATGATGATTCGGTCTAGAACTGGAATCCATCCGCCCTGCTCAGCAGACCGAATGATTGCATCTGGAGACGAGGGACGATCGTCTAAGTTTAGCCTCAGTAATATTTCATATTTGTCACCACAAATTTGCCCTAGCAAAGGTTTAATTGGTTGACGCATGAGCATTAACCAATCCGATCGTAGTAATGGTTGTAGTGCCGTAAAAACCAATGCTAAGGAATACGAAAAACTGAACCTATTCTAAAAGAATTGAGTAGCATTATAGGCAATTAGATAGATGGCAAATAAAAACAGGTTCAGTAGTTACAGCGATATCAGGTCAAAAAATAAAGAGATAATAAAGGAAGAAAGTTTGTTTGGGGATTCTGATGTACAGTCCAGAATCGCAAGTTGCGGTTTTGAATCAAGCGGTCGAACTGCTAAAAGCAGCAACAGATCGGTTGTACAGCCGCTTTGAAAACCTCGATAAAAGTATCATTGATGCTGTAAAGTCGATCGGTCAAGACATGAGAGCTACTCAGGATGCGTTGAAGTTGGACATCGAGAAAGTTCAAGAAGAAGCTGAAACGCATCTGAGAGAAATGCAGCGCAAGTTCGACGCCGATTTGAAAGAGACGCAGAACAAGTTTGACGCCAAGCTAGAATTGGTGCGCTCTGAAGTAACGTTAGACAAGATTAAGATTGGTCAATTGACCCAGATTGCGACTGCTGCGTGCGTTGTCGCTACTGTGTCATTTACAGGTCTCGCAGGGATTGCTATCACCAACGTTTTCAAACAACCTCAAGTAGCTGCCAGCGTGGCTGATGTCAAAAAGTAATGCCTACCCTGAAAATCATCAAACCAACGATCGCGAAGCAAAGTACTGCTCAAGCGTCAACACTTCCTCCCTGCTATCGAGTCAATTTGGAAGCAGGAACCTACTCAATCCTGAAGATTGAATACGCAGGCTCGAAGCACTACAAGGTAGGGTTTCCTAAACCTATCCAGTCATCCGACAAAACCAAGTCTTTTCAAACCTGGTGTATCTTTGCTGAGGATTTAGAAATTCCAGGGGATGCAGAAACGATCGTGGGCACAACGGGTGAAGTAAAACTCGGAATGCGCTACCGATCGCAGCGCAATAATGAACTGAATCCCGATGGTTCCTGTAACGTGACATCATTTGCCATGTGCCTCGACTTCCTAGGAGCCAAGCGCAAAGAGAGTGAGGGGCAGTTTGAGGATGAACTGTATCGCTACTGCGAAAACCACGATTTGTGCCGTCACACTCCGGAGGGTTTAAAGTCGCTAGCAGAAGCCTATGGAGTGAAAGATGATTTTCACTCAGATGCAGATATTGAGCAGATTAAAGCCCATCTGAGATTGGGGCTTCCAGCAGTGCTGCAAGGGTACTTCACTGGCTTTGGTCATGTTGTCGCGCTGAACGGCTGTAATGATGATGGATTCTGGGTGTACGACCCCTATGGGGAGTGGAATATTTGGGGCTACACCCGCAACAGTATCTGGGGTGAAGATGGACCGGGAGACAATATCTTTTACTCCGATCGTCTGATTCAAGATACGTGCGATCGGGATGGCATTTGGGCACATTTACTGTCGAAGTGAAATCGGTCATAGCTGACCGATTGTTCACTAGAACACGAGTCTAAATAATCCAGAGATTCTCAACTTCCACAAATAGCCGTACTTATTGCGATTCGCCCACGGGTCAGCTTTGAAGGCTTGATAATTGCCGAAGTTATGGGCACATCCGGGGCGATTGGAGTGGTGCAAGTCACACAATGGGAACACCTGCCAGAGTGGAATCTCGAACCCTGGAAGCGGTAGGCTATAACCCCACAGAATAGGGATGAGTGACAATCCAAATAAGGACAATGGAGTGATTAAGGCAACGATCGACGAAAGAATCGTAATCGGATACACGATCGGAAGTCCATAGTAAGCGTGATGCACTTCGGTGGCAGGAGAGGAGCAGCACACGCATTTACCACGAGTGAGAGCCTTTGCTCGTTTAGCAGTCTTGCGCCATTTCTGAGGATGGTAGCGCTTGATTGCGTTGGGATTGCTGACCCAACCATCGCGTTTTAGATATGACATTACACTTCAGCCGTTTTTGCCGCATTCAGAAAATCAGCCCCTAATATTTCCATCATTTCTGGTAAATGTTTGGGGATTGAAAAGCTGATTGGGAAAGTTTCCCCGTTTTTATCGAGAAACGCTTTCATCGCCTCGTCGATCGTGTTTTCAACAGTGAAGTCTACAGGTACTCCGTCTTGCTCTAGCTGAGCGCAAATCACGCATCCTTGAGGGATTTTGGAATAGATGTCGTTTTGGTATTTCCAGATCTTTACTTTCATTGCTTATTTCCGAGAAGTACAAATTGCTGCGATCGCGGAGGGGAAAACCCACACGGCAGACTGAGGAGCAGAGAAGCCCACTAACAGAGAGGCGATTCCTGAAACTCCAGTAAAGAGGGTGGTTTTGAGCGCGATCGTGATTAAGGTTTTCCGTCGTTCCTCTAGCAATGCAGCCGCGAGCTGCTGACCTGCAATCCGATCATTCTCAAGTTCAACTCCACACTGCTGCTGAATAAAGCTATTGATTCCAGGCTGATACCGCTCACTAAACCCTTGTTGTAATGCGGCTAGTTTGGCATCAGCCACAATTGCCCCTAGCTCTAGGTCGTCATCAATTCCCAGGTCTAGCGGAATATCCGAGGGTAGAGGCTTGATTCGCTTCATAGGGTCTGAGGGTTTGGGCTACAGCCACAACGCAGGATAGGGTAAGAGCACTTAGAGCAAGCAATGCCACGATCGTGATGAGGTTTTGCCGCAATTCTGATCGTCTATGCTCTTGCGCCTGCCTTCTGGCATGAGCCGTTAAGGTATCAATCACCTCCGGATCATCCCCAGAGCAGGACAGATAACCTGTAGGGGTGACAGTGAATTGAATCGGGGAATTACTCATCTTTGCCGTCTCCATACAGGTCGGATTCGTTGACTCCATGAGCTTCATAGATGGCATTCTTCAGCAGAGTGTTGACCTTGCGCTGGGAATCTCGAATATGACCTTGAAATAGTTTCAGGTTGTTTGAGAAGCGCTCCTCATAGACCTGATATGCCTTAGCAAAGGGAGCATCAGCCGCTGCGATCGCCGCTTCGCTTAACTCTTCACTCAGCTCAATTTTGGGCGCTTCCTTGGTTTGAGGTGTTAGCTTCTGTTTCTGCTCAGATTGAGGCTTGACGAGTTGAGATTGGGGTTTGGGTTGTTGAGATTGTTGGGGTTTAACTAAATCAGACATTCTGAACTCCTATACGATTAATGGTTTGGTAAGTTTTTTGGCAAGAAAGTTTTCAATCAGTCGGTCGCAATCTTCGCGAGAGCCACCCGCCAGCTTGACAAACTCTAGAGCCACCTCATCGCCTTGTTGAGTACACAGTTCAACAAAGCTTTTTCGTGAGGCAAAGGGGTGAGCCCGTTTGTAGCAGGCAAGAACATAGAGCCGCCACACTCCCTCTTTATTGATGGGTTTATATTCTGTTAGCCCGATCGCGACGGCATCACGACTCACGATCGAGGGGTCAATCCCTCCAAACATCTCCGCAACTTCGCGACGAGTAAAGGAAACAGGTTCTACCGTCACTGGAGTTGGGAGATGAGGTAAAGGGTCTTTCGGGGGTCTTCTCATGCAAAGCGTGTTAGGCATGTGAGTTCTTAAAACGTGCGATTACCATGCGATTACCATGCAAACAATTCGAGCGCGTCGGTTAGCTAAAGTTGCACGAAGCCTAAAAGGTGGAAATTTTCATAATTGAGGCTGAGTAGGGATTACAGAGACTCTGAAAAAGTCGAGATAGCATGTCGTGCTACATCACCGCTTTGAACGACTTCAGATCGGGCAGAAGCTGAAGCTTAGACCCAATGGTTGAGAAGATCACAGGCGTTTTCACTTGCATTGATTTAGCTTTTAGTCCTTCTAACTCTGTGAGTAAACGATCTCCATCTACAGGAACTAGGTATCGATTTCTCAGCAAAGTAGCAATCATGTTGAAGTCGCCCCGCTGCCTGCCTAACTCATCCACCCATGCGTAGCCCTGGCAGAGAATGTTGAGGTTGTTGCGAATGTTAGCGTCTTCTGCGATTCCCAATGCTGCAACGTTATAACTTTGAGTATCCACAATCAGCCCAACGTTCATCTCTCTTCCTACGGTGACGAGAGTGGAGAGCTTTTTAGAATAGTTGGACTTGTACCACTTCTCATCCTTAACGGTCTCCCAGATGGAATGCCAGTCGGACAGAATGAGACGAACCGGACGATCTTTAAAGTCACGCTGCGACTCAAGCGCCTGCCGCCGCTCATTGAAAATGTTGTAGACAGAATCAATGGTTTGAATGGCGGTTAGAGGGTTAACGGGGTCAAAAACGGTCAGCCGTCCCCGTTCTCTCAACCCACAGAAACTGTCATTTTTTTGAGCAATCACCCACGCTTCGAGGTTGGGATATTTAGCAAACATCCGGTTCAAAATGTATGCCTCAGAGACACTCTTTCCAGTTCCTGTAGCCGATGCGAAGACAGTCGAGATATCGGTGACGACAATTTCATCGAGTGCCTGACAGATGCCAGGTTGTTCGATGGGTTGTTCAACGATCGGTGGTTCTGGATCTGCGACGGGCGTGGGGACTGCGACTGGCTGAATTGGCTGAACGATCGGAACTGGGGTAACAATCTGAGAGGGCTGAACCTGTGGAGCAGGCTCTTGAGTTAGTGCAGGTTGACTTACAGGTTGAGAGACTTGCTTGGGTTCGTCTTCCGGCTCCTCCTCGTCTTCTAGGTCTACATCGATATCATCGGGATCAACTCCTAGATATTCGGCGTAGTACCGACGCGCATCATCCTCGGCAATCACTTCATCGACTTGCAGTTTCGCGCCTGCATGGAGTTGAAGCTTTTGAACCTTGTGCTGGGCGATCGTTTGGTTTTGGGCGTAAGCGATATCCTCCTCTTGTTGCCTAAATCGTTCTTCGATGCGCTCTGCCTTCTCAATTTCTTCAGAAGCCTTAATCGTGAAAGCGAATGCACCACCCCCGATCGCGGCGGAAAACAGAGACGCGAGCAGCGTTCCACCGGATTTCTGCTCAGAGGATAGCGAGCTAGTCGCACAGATGATCCCTAACACCCCAATCGCTAATCCTATGCCGACGTGGGTTCGGTTGAGTCGTTCCGTGTGGGGCATGTGCTGTACGGTCATCGTGACCTCCGAAACAGTAAACTTGCCCCCACTGCCGCCATGAGCACGATCGCCGGGACGCTAATCTGTAGCCCTAGCTTTTGGCTAGAGGGTTCTGCCATCGTGCCGTAGATGGCATCCCACGAGCCGCCGATAATGCCGAAGACGACGATCACGCCGATCATCACTGCCATGATGCGCTCGGAGGTGCGACGAGATAGACAGGTGTAGACGATACAGCCCACGATCGCAATACCGACAATGAGCAGGTATCCGGGCAGTACACCCGGAATCAAGCGGGCAAATAGCGTAGAGCCAAGCCCGATTGAGAACAGCAGCCCGATCCGAGAAACGCCCCGAACGATGTCGTGGAACGTCATCGGTTTAGGTGCTTCCTCAACCTCCCAATCTCCGCCCGGAACGAGAAACGAGTTGCCCTGCTTCAGCCTGCGCGGGTCATAGATGAATGATTCGTCGTTGTCGAACATGGCTCAACCCTAGTTAAACAGCGCTGTCATTGGACTGCCCTTTCTGGGCGATACCGTCTTGCCGTTGATCAAGTCGTTAAACTGACGCCGCTCGTCTGATCTAACTTTCGCTTCGGCGGGCTGCTCTCTGATTCGAGTTAAGTCATCAGCAACCTTTTCGCGACTGACTTGTTTATCGACCCTCATTTGGGCGATCGCTTTCTTCCGCATGGCAGCAAGTTCTAATTTGAATTTGTTCTTGCCAGCGGTGAGGTCTAGCTTGCCTTTGCGGTTAGCGAGCTGGATGCCATGCTGAGTATCTTGGGCGATTTTGCTTAGGGTTTGATGATGCTTGGCGACGGTGATCTCTAACTGAGACACCATCTTTTCGATTTGCTCTTTTCTGGAGAGGGACGCCTCGATCGCTTCCTTGCGAAGTTTCTCAATCTCAACAGTGCATTCAGTAATGATTTTGATGCTTTCAAGTAAGGACTTAGCAACGTCTACCTGAATCTTCATTGAGTTGGCGTAGTTGCGTAACTCGTGGGCATCTTGCCCTGTGGCATTGCCCAGTTTGGTGATATCAAAGCCGAATTGAGCTGACAACCCTTGGAGTAAACCAGGGGTGCTACCCTCAACACCTACTCGAAATTTTGGGATTCTGCCGTTTGAAGAGTTTGTGCTGGTCATGCTGCACCATGTAGGGAATGCAATTACTAAAAAACATACTCCCGTCAAGAGAGTATGTCAACTTGCCATAAGTCATTTGTTCTATTAATCCTGGCTGTCAATGATATCAGACAGGTTTTTAACTTGAGGCGGTATTATCCTTATGGTTTGTAACCATGCATCAGTCAGATCAAGATAATTCAAAATTTGCTGTGTTGGCTGTCGATCGCTGTTCGGCGCAATCCAGTGATAGACCGTCGTAGGGTTGACGCCTAGAAAGTCGGCAAGCTGTAAACCAGTGATGCCATATTTTTCGATAAATTCTTTCGGGTGCAAGCTACAAACCTCGTTGCTTCAGCAGTGCGATCGCATCCGCTTTCGATGCGATTTCCATTCTGTACAGATCGCACCCATCTGGCATACTTTCTCCGGATTTCACCCGACTGAAGCCCATTAGACCCAAAATTCTCGCGCCGATTTCGTATTCCGCGATCGAGAAGATGGTAAGCGGAAAGGCGATATGACCTGACTCGAGCCAATAACGCAACCCCTGACGCAGCAACGGACGTAAGAACGGGTTTTCTGCCCCTCAAACTGGCTCAACAGCAACAATCCCACTGGCATACCAAAACGACTGAGGCGATTCTTGGCACTCCTGAACTGACACAGGCTGCAAAACAGATTCATGAATCTCGCCATTTTGAAACGAAATTGCCATCTCAGCGGCGATCGGGTAAATGCCGATGCTGGCTTGAATCTGATCGTTGGCAAGCAAAACTCGACTGCCGAACGGGTAAAGCTCCCACCATTGCTTGAATCGCTCAAAGGACAGGGAGCACTCTTGGTAAGCGTCCTGGTCAATCACAAACAGTTCTTCGAGTCGTTGTAGGCTTTCTACGGGTTGCATAACGTAGCGGTGAGGTTGACTTAGAAGCGACTCTAGCGACTGACAAGCGGTAATGTTTGGAGACACCAGGATCGACATGGCTTATGGCAAAAAGACAGTGCCCTCAGCATATCCATGCCACCTCTAAAATGTCAAAAAGCCCGATCGACACTTCCATCGATCGAGCTTCTTAGCAAATCGGTCATACGTGACCGATTTCAGAGTTTTCCATCGGCTCTCAACTTTTCCTCAACCGCTTGCCGAATGTAGTCCTGATGGTTGGGAATCAACCGCAACGCTTCATCTACATCCACCGGATAGCGCGTTCCAATTACTTTTCCTAACGCCCGATCGCCATGTTTCGGAACCTGTTGCGCTTTGAATTCTGGAGTCTGAACGGGTTGCTTGTTTGCCATATTCTTACCCTGTGATATACGGATGTTAACAGGGAATCAGGCTATTCTTGAATCAGTAAATTCAAGGGATTTTTTTATTCAGTTTTGACAGAAAGTTCAGTGTAAATACTCCCTGTATCCGTTGTTAACAAGGAATACAATAGAAGCATGAGAGGAAAACACTCTACCCTCTCATCAGGAGGTGAAGACCATGACACAGGCTGGAGGTAACGGGCATAAGCCAGATGTTGATTCCGACGACATCACAGTTTATGAACCCGCGTCCCTACCAGAGAGCGGTGAACCCATCGGCTGGTACGAAACCGATCCGAAGGGTGAAGAGGGAGAAATCACTCCCAACCTACCGCCCGAACTCGATGACGACACCGAATCGTCGAACTAGCGCCTAGCTAGACAGCCCTCAAGCTCACTTTGGGGGCTGCCCCTCTATCACGGAGTATAGCAATGTCAGATTCAAATGTGACTCATCCTGATTACATCCGTATCGTGGAACGAGTGCCAGAAGGATGGATGTTCAAAAAAGGTCGATTGGTCTATAAGCGGTTGCCGATCGCTAGCGCCGATTTAGATAATCTTGAATTGATGTACGGAATCTCGAAGCAGCAAGTGACCATTGAACTATTCCGCATCAATGGCGGCAAAGCAGGCTACTACCTGGCAGACTTGCGGCACAAACAGTACTACTACTGTGGAACTGAGACAGAAGACATCAAAGCGGTGCTTCTGAAGCTTGGGATTGGACGCGCTGACCCAATGAACTGATGGAAGGTGAATTATCCCGATCGTCTCCTATCAAATCGGTCAGCGTGACCGATTGTGACATCACGCAATAGGGCATACTCAAGCCGACCCCTCAACTCCATCCCCAATGACCGACCCCCTATCACCCTTCACGATTCGCCCTAAGAAACTGTTGATTCCCCTGCTGGTCTCGCTATCAGCACTTGGCGTTCTAGCGGTAACAATCGTGTTCTCCTACCATCCGGTGATGGTCTGGCTCAATCACGGGCAATGGTGCGCGGATGTAACCGGAGAAGCTAAGGTCGTAGCGGTTCACTATGGGGCTGATTGCGATTGAGGGGTGGGGAGTGTCGATCGCATCTTCTAAACCGTCGATCGCACCAGTTGAAACACCTCCGATTTGAAATCGGAACTGAGGGGTGCGATCGCACCTTCCAACCCAAGCGATCGCATCTTCCAATCTGGCGATCGCACCCCTCACAAATCGGTCACGTCTGACCGATTTCAAAAGCGACAATGGTTATCCTTCTACAGCAACTCTGATTGGCTATGAGAGCGAAAACGCCTAGCTTTGTAACCAATATCCCCCTGAGAGTCAGCCCCTCAGAGGAGCAAATCTTGTTGACTCGACTGGAAGCAGGTCGCCAACTCTACAATGCCTGCCTGGGAGAAGCGATTAAGCGAGTAGGACTTTACAAACAATCGAAGCTCTACCAGCTCGCTAAGACATTGCCGAAAGGGAAGGAACGAACCAAAGCCTTTCAAGCCGCACGGGAATCTGCGGGCTACACCGAATACGCTCTGCACTCCTACGCAACCCAAATCCGCAATGGTGGAGGTAAATGGATTGCAAAACACATTGATGCCAATACTGCTCAGAAACTTGCAACTCGCGCATTTGAAGCAACAGAACGGGTCAATTTTGGCAAAGCTAAAAAGGTTCGATTCAAGAGCAAGAATCAGCTTGACAGCCTGGAAGGAAAGACCAGCACAAGGGGAATTCGCTGGAAGAATGAGCAAGTCCATTGGTCAGGATTGGTTTTGAACCCGCTGATTGATGAGAATGATCCGGTTGTCCTGCACGGATTGAATAGTCCTGTCAAATATGTTCGTTTGGTGCGTCGTAAAGTCAGAGGGCAAAATTTGTTCTATGTGCAATTAATCAACGAAGGGCAGCCTTTCCGGAAGCCCAAACACCAAATGAGAGAAGGTGTTGTTGGATTGGATATTGGAACATCCACCATTGCCATTGTTGGAGGTGGACAAGCCGAACTGAAACCGTTTTGCAATGAATTGGCAGACAGGCATAAAGAGATTCGGCAGTTGCAACGCAAAATGGAACGGCAACGCAGAGCCAACAATCCCGATAATTTTGAGCCTGATTCTATCGATTCCAAAGAACGCAAGAAGAAAGGGAAGGTCAAGAAGGGTGCAAGGCATTGGAAACACTCAAAGACCTATCTCAAAACCCGTCAGCGCAAGGCAGAGATTGAGCGTCAACTGACGGCACACAGAAAAAGTTTGCAGAACCAGCTTGCCCATGAGGTATTCAGTTTGGGTAATGTGGTGAAGCTAGAAAAGCTTTCGTACAGAGCCTTCCAACGGATGTACGGGAAGTCGGTGGGCAGACGTGCCCCCGGTATGTTTGTAGAACGGTTGCGACGGATAGCTGAAACTGCTGCGTCAGCCACCGTATTTGAGTTTCCAACCAGGGAAACCAAACTATCTCAACGTTGTCTCTGTGGTCGAATCCACAAAAAATCGCTCTCTCAACGAGTACACCAGTGCGAGTGCGGCATTGTTGCCCAACGGGATCTGTTCAGCGGATTCTTAGGGCAATTTGTGGATCTTGAAACCGCCTGTTTCAATGCGACCCTTGCAAATCAAGTCTGGGGTCAAGGTTGGGACACCATCCTGATGACGGCTTGGCAACAGGCGACCACGCTCTATAACCAATCTTCGATAGGGAGGCTAAATGCCAACCAACGTGGCGACAATGCTGCGTCGGAGAAGATCGTCTCGAAAGCTTTAGGGGAACGTTTTAAGACCCAGGATGCTGTAGCCTTGCGCGAGAGCCTGGGGGAAAAACTGATAACCTAAAGAACCCCCGCATTCTATGCGCGGGGAGTCGTCAGGAAGCAACCTTCTCAACCGCCCTACTCCGCTTTCCACCTCTCCGTTTCCGCGTCTTTTTCACCCGTGTGACAGGTTTACTCTTACAATCCTTCAAATCTGCTTCCTGCACAGCCTTAGACGCGATTTTCTCATCTGTGACAGCAGCCGGAATTTGCATCTCTAAAACCTTCGCTACAGCCCGCAATTGCCCTTCCAAATGTGCGGGCAATCGGATTGTCTTGGTGGGCGATGTGAAAGTGTGACACGCTTTGGGAAATTCGAGCCAGTGCGCGGGCAATATCGCGTGATTGCCATCGACTACAACGGTCGCGTGATGGGCGTCGAAAGCTCCGAGGAAATGGGCAGATTGGTTTGTGAAATAGCCTTGGGTAACTGTGACAAGCATTGCTGATCCGGGTAGGGGTGGGATCAGCTTAGACGAAGTTTTGAGAAGTGCGATCGTGGGTTTTGGGGTGGGCGATCGTGGGTTTTAGAAGACGCAGCAAGAGTGCAAGTTTAAAGGGCTAACAGCTTAAGAGAAGAGATGGTCACAAATTGCCCACTTTCGCAGCCCATCTCTAACGGAGACTCCTAACCATGAGGAGTCAACGGACCCTCTTAAACTTGCAACGAAAGTAATGAAAACAATAAAACGCCCAATTTTCAAGATTTCTAGCCGCTTTGCTCAATTTGTAGTTACAGCACTAGCAGCAGGACTGTTTACCGCGATCGTGATGCAATACCCCGGACTCATTGATGTACAGGTGAGTCCAACTGGTGGTCATATTACGATCGATGGACGCTCAACCGTTCAACCCGCTCTACCTCCGCGTGACCAAATGTAAGGCTTAAGACTAAGGGGGAGTAACCTTGCTCTCCCTTAGAGCCGCTTCCCCGAGGTTACCGTAATCAATTACGGTGAGCAGTGTAATTAAATGCCTTGGATCTCGGTCATGCTCCTGTACTGACGCCATCCCCGAAAATTCTTGGAAAGTTCATCGTAGCTCGCAACGGCACAATGCTCGAATGGGGATAGATGCCCATTTTCTAGCAACGAATCGTGCAACTTCTGATCAGCTTCGTAACTGTATTCACCCAGGTGGGTGCTGTAACTTAGTCGAGCGCATCGAGCGGTAGCCACTTTCAACTTTTGCCTGATCGTCAAGCTGGCACAAAAATCATCGTCCGCAAACGGAATGTGCCATTCATGCAGCTTGAGCGGAATTGGTTGGTGCTCCTTGCGTAGTCTCAGCATCTCGACCGCGTATTCCCTAAATTCGGGCTGTGCGGTTGGATGGGTTCGCAGTTTAAAGAAATTCTCCCATTCGGTTGCCGAAACGATGACAGGCACCTTCATGAACGGTTCTAGAAGCCGGTTTGCATTCTGTTTATGAATGCCGATCGCAATTAGCTCATAGACCTGCTCTACAGCAGCATCAAGAGCTTTCAGCCAAACATCTCTAGCAATGCGAATCTCATGCGGCTGCAAGTCCTCAACACCCTGCATTCCTTTCTGATTGCGGGTGAAATGTGGGATGAATGGGTCTGCTTTGACCTTCTCAATCATCTTCTCGATCGGGATAGCGCGAGATGATGCCGCATTGCGTGAGAACATCCGGTGCGTGTTTAATTCAGCAAGCAGACACTTCGGGAAATCCGAAATTAGAAACGTCGTGAGCCGATTGCCGTAGGGGTTGATTGAATCCGCCAGAATTTTAATTTGCATCTCAGAATTTCCGGGAGTCTAATGAGTAACTGATCTCGGCAATCAAATCAAACAGGTCTTTTAGGTCAAATGCGGGTTTTCCTATCCCGATCGACCACAGGAGACGCGTCATAAAACTGGGGTTGATTTGGTTGAAGGTTTGGCGAATGGCGTACCATCGTGCTTTACTCAAACACTTCTCGATCGAGTCTTTCTCTCCCAGTCGCCACAGATACTTAACAAGGCAGGCTTCAGAGAAGTTCAACTTGTTCGCCTCAATGAAGTTGATGCACTTCATCTCAAGTTCTTCGGGCGTCAACCTCAAATACAGCAGAAAAGGTCTACCTGCATCCGACACCCTTTCGTATCGGCTTGGGTTATGAACATCAGTATTAGAGGAGATTTCGCTGTCTGTGTCGAATTGCTTGAGATATTGCTCGAAGGTTAGCGCCATAGGTTCAGGGGTTAAAAAGCAATCTATGTGTAAAAGAGTTTAGTTGACAAATTGAGTTTGGTTGACAGCGCCATTATGTCAACTAAACTCGCATTCACCAGTATCGATCGACATCAAACCTTCTTCAATATCCTCGTCAATATCCACCAATGTTTCTGCTCCTTCTCAAACCAGCAAAATGTATGGAGTGGCAAATCAAATGGTTTTTCACAGACGATCGCAACTCTATTGGTCGGAGTAATAACCCGATCGTCCTTAAAAAATATCGTTGTTGATTGCGTTGCCGTCTTCATAGATCAAATCGGTCACGTCTGACCGATTTGGGAGAGGTGCGATCGCTGGAAACCTTCTTCTAATTCCTGCATTGCGCGTTGCGATCGCTTCACTCGCTTCTCATATCCAGAGCGATCGCACTCGTGTTCTGTCCAGTCGAGGTTATAACTCTTCGACTTGCCATACACAAAGCGCCACTGGATGTCTGCTGAGCAGAATCGACAGATTTGAGTTTTCGTTGGTTTTTGCGTTTGATCGACTTCGTCCATCATCAATCCTCCAAGACGAGTGTTTGTGTATGACGCTGTTCTACAAAACGTTGCGATTCTCGAATTTGCTGAACGTGCTGCTCAAAATTTAACTTTGAACTTGCTAATTCAGGGAAATATTTTCGCAAGGCAAGGGCGATCGCTACAGGATCAGAACCGGCAGCCACGATCGCGGCTTTACCTTCGGAATTAAACTCTACGGTATTCATGAGCTTACCAAATTTCTAAACCGAGTAAATTGGGGTTCAAATAGCAATTTCACAGTTCCAACCGGACCGTTGCGCTGCTTTGTGATGATGAGTTCCGTGATTCCCCGATCGACGCTTTCCGGGTTGTAATATTCATCGCGATACAGCATCACCACCACATCCGCGTCTTGCTCGATCGCACCTGACTCTCTCAGGTCCGACATCATGGGTCGCTTGTCAGAGCGAGATTCAACACTACGGCTTAACTGCGATAGAACAACGATCGGAACGTCTAGTTCACGAGCCAACGCTTTCAAAGCGCGGGTAATTTTTGCAATTTCTTGAACTCGGTTTTCGCTGCTGCCTTCCATCAGTTGCAAATAATCGATCGCGATCATTCCAAGCTGCCCCACTTGAGCCATTAGCTTTCGACTTTTAGATCGGATGGTAGCAACGCTGATTACAGGAGAATCGTCGATGTAGATTGGTCTTCCTGATAGCTTGCTCACCCCAATACCGAGCTGCTCCCAATCACGATCGCTAACTTTTCCCGTTCGCAGCGCTCCAGAGGTAACACTCGACTCCAGCGACATAAAGCGCTGTGCAATCTGAGTTTTAGACATCTCTAGACTGAAAATTACAGTTGGTAAATTCAGAGTGCCGACGTGGTTCATTGCGTTCAACACCCACGCGGTTTTACCCATCGATGGGCGTCCAGCAACGATAATCAAGTCTTGTCGCTGAAAACCTTGAGTCATGCCATCGAGGTCATAGAACCCTGTGGGGATGCCAGGGGGCTTACCCTCCGACTGCAAGAGAGAAATGCTTTCATACTCGCTTTGAACTAAAGAACCAAGCTCTGCAAAATCCTGATTCCTGTCCTGCTCAAAGACGCCCATCAAAAGTCGTTCAGCTTCGTTCTGAAGTAAATCATCGTTCACCGTCTCGTCATAGGCTAGAGAGGCAATTTGGTGGCAGATAGAAGCGGTTCTACGCCGCATCCACTTCTTACGAATTGCGTGAGCGTATGCATCAATGTTTGCAGCCGTCATGCAAACTTCGTAAAGTTCAACCAGTCGAGACTTCCCCCCAACCTTGTCTAGAAGGTTTTGTTCTTGCAGCCAATTCGAGACGGTGAATAAATCTACAGGTTGCTGATTCTGATGAAGCACGATCGCGGCTTTGTAGGTTTCTTTGTTAGACGAGTAGTAGAAATGCTCTGCTTTCAGAAAGTCTGCGACACGTTCTAGAGCGTTGGGGTCAAACAAGATTCCGCCGATTACAGCCTCTTCCATTGCTTGCGATGAAGGAGGGGCGGATTGCTGTCTTGTGATGTGGATGACGTTCGATCTGGAGTCGGAGTTATCAGCAGAAAGTTCAGTCATGACGAATCCGGGGTAATTGAGGGTTGATGCTGTAGATGCTCAGGAATTGCTTTTAGCTGGCAAATCTTCTTTTGGCTGCTGCCTGCCTTGCTTGCATTTCGCGTTTAGCTGCCTGTACCATCTCTTGGACGTGGGGAGGTGGAGGGTTGAAGCCTTCTTGCCGCTTGCGGTAAAGCTCGGCTTCTTCTTCAGGGGTAAGAACGCGGTATTCCAGTTTGGGTTGCTGCTGTTTGCGGAACTGCAATCCTAAATCAATGAAATCTTTTGGGCGTGGAAGAAAACTGCTGTCTCTGAAAAGTTGATTTGCAGCAAAAGTAAACTCTTCGTCGTTCAGCTCTTCAGAAATTAGGTCGTAGTATTTCGCGATCGCTGAATCATCCAGCTTCTTGCTGGTGTTGAACATGATTCGGCTGACAATGTTGAAAAAATGCTCTGCAAAAACTTCTTGGCTAATCATGACGCTATCTCTGTATGGTTTTCTTTCTGAGCTTTTTCTGCGGCTCTCATGGAAACTACGCGAAGGAAGCGAGCGCGTTCATCTTGGTTCGCACGATCGCCAGCGCTTTGAGGCTGAAAGGCTGATTGAGGTAATTGAGACTGGATTTCTTCACGTCGGCATTCGTCCAGCCAAACAGCATCTTCTAAAAATTTTTTAGCCCCATACATTGCCGCTCTACCTGTCCGAGCTTTGTCTTCCGCGCACTTCTTCAGGTAAAGCTCGGTTCCTCTCATGAGTTCAGGAACGCGATCAGACAGGTTTAGTCGTTGAAACGTCGATCGGGCAATATACTCTGGACCCGCACGACCATCTAGAGCCAAACTTCCAGTATCAAAAACATTCCACCAAGCCTTGAACGGATCGGATGAGCCTAAGCGCATTCGATCTTCAAAATCCCGTGTTGGGTTATAAGCCTGCAAAGAATTATTTTCTTCTCGTGAAACTTTTTCGCGGCGCGTCGGAATACTTGTCTCACTAAGAATCTCCCCGTCATAAACGACAGCCTCTTTGTTTTTTTGACAAGGAACAGGAGTGATTGATTCTCTGGTCTTCGGTCTTGAAAATTCTTTTGATTTTTCTTCTTGAGGGGTGGGGGAGTCTTCTCTCTCTGTAGAAGTCTCTGGAGTAATTTCTGTATATAGATCAATCTCGATTTCTCGGTTGTCGCTTGCGGTTTTCCCGTCGTCGCTTGCGGTTTCTCGCTCCTCCTTGACCGATTTTCCGCTATTGCTTAAATTCAAGCTTTCCTTGTGCTTTTCAAGCCAACACCGCACATTGTCTTCCTCAAGAAGAAAGTACCGAGTTTGGTCAAATTTGTAGCGATCGTTTGGATTCTTGTGAACAGAGATAAATCGCTTTTCGACAAGCAGTTTGATAGAGGATCTAATTTTGTCCTTTTTGTAAATGCCAAGAATTCCCCTTTGTAATTCGGCTTCGCTGTGAAACTGAAGCAAAGATGTGTCTTGAGTGGGTTCATCCCCGTGAGCCTGAGCAACTTTGTTAAGATGTCTCGCTTTAGAAGATTGATCAATTTTAATGCTGTGCCAGTATTCAAAAAAACTGAGCAGCATTGCGGCGCAAGGATTATTGTCACAGGCTATAACTTGCCATTCACGAACAAGAATGAGTGGCTGTTTCGCGGGGTGGTCAAAACAGAAATTCATTTCAGCGTCCCCCTTCTGCAATCAGTTCGCTTATCTTGTCTGTCAACTTGTAAAAAGCTTTAGAAATTAAGCGATGGTACTCGCAATGACAGTTAGGGCGAATCACATTGCCTGTGATATTTATTTGTCCTAGCGCTAAAACGCTGGAAGTCGGGTCTGAGTAGCCTTTCAATGTGTTACACTCCAGTTAGTTGATTGATTGTCGCAAGGCATCATTTAGTGGCGAACTGAAGATATTTTTGGAAGCGGACTGTTTGCAGCGGTCCGCTTCTGCTTTTAAAGAATCTCATCGATAAAAGATCTGGGATTCATCATTTATCGATTAAATAAACCTAAACTATTTTGTGCGGAAACGATCGTTAAGAGTTTGAAAATTCCGCTGAAGCGGAACCTAAATTTAAAAGTTCCGCTTGACCGGAATCTAAATACTGCCTGCACGCTGCAGTAGTGGAATGAGTTCTGGAGCTGTTTCAACGATCGCGGCAATATCACGATCGACAAAACTCTTTCCTGCAATCAGGCACTCGTCCACCGAAGCAAACCGACGGCTTAAAGGTGTGTCTCCAATTTCGTCCCCGAACGGATTGAGGACAGTTGCTTCAAAATGCTCAGAATGCTCAACGGGCACAATCAAGTAGCCGCGCCATTTCTGGGAAAATTGATAACGATAAATTCCATCCATCATTGTGCCTCTAGTTCTGATTCGTGGGCGGTGTCCTCAAAAGACGGTTCGCAATTGGCATCAAATTCAATGAAGTAGGTGAACCCTGGAAGCCGCCAGAATGAACCATTTGAGCGACGAGTATAAAAAATTCCGTAGATGATGCCGGACTCACCCTGAGTTGTTGTAACGCGCTGGTCTAAGCCGAATTGGGGGTTAGGGAATGATAAATTATTAACCATGTTCAATCCTCTCCAGAGGGGCAAGTGGACAGAGGGGGCGATTCGCGTGGCTTTGGTAGGTTAGCGATCGTCCCTTTGAAATTGAAATCGGTCACGTCTGACCGATTTGGTGAAGTTTTTCCCTAAAAATTTGGTTTTGGTAGCCACAAATGCGCTTGCTACGTTTCATGCTTGTTGCTTCTCGAAAGAGGGGTGATTTTTATTTGTACATCCCTAAGATGTGGGTTCTTTAGGTCAATCTACTCTTCACGTAGATTTTTGTCAAACTCACAAGTAGATTAATAGTATTGACACGTCAATTTACTACGCTAGACTTTGAGAAGTACACTTTAAGAGACGAGTATATGGAAGAAATCAAGGTGATCCACTGGAAGTTAAACGAGGTGATGGCACGAAAACGTGTCCGAAATAAAGAATTGGCGACGGCTCTAGGAATCTCGGAGAACTCTGTCTATAGACTCCGCAAAACGGATGAAATGCCACGTTTAACCCCAGACAGGCTGAATGGAATTTGCACGGCGTTAAGTTGTCAGCCTGGTGAACTTCTGCAATGGGAGCCTGACAGCGAAAAGGATCGCAAGGTGATTCCGATCGTGGAGGCAAGTTAGCGCTGGGAATATGAACACCTTGAAAGTCAAGCCCTTCACGATTCTGGAGGGCTATTATTTTGCTCGTTTTTCTACGCGAGACTTGGAAAAATCTACTTGAGGTATTGACATTTGTTCTACGTCTGGCGTAGATTAGATGCATGAGAGCAAACACACCTCAACGCTCTCCCAAGTATTTAAGGAGTCTTTCAAATGCTGAATATCGCAAACCTTGCTACTGCTTCTCTGGCTCAACTCAAGTCCTTCGCCTCTGAGCACGGGATCAACCCCGTGGGTGACAAGCGCCTACTGACCACATGGCGCGATGCAGTTCAAGACTTCTTTGCTGCTACCGCTAAGGAAGCCGTTTCTCTCACGCAGGAGACGATCGAGGGTGCGATTGAATGCGCCCGTGAAGTCGTCACCCATGACAACACGGTGGTTGCTGCAAATGCCGCCTATACCTGGACACGCAAGGCAGTCAAGTTCACCGTCAAAGCGGCATGGTCATCAATTCTGGTGGGTATCGCTCTCATCTGCATTGCCGTAGACCTTTGGCAAACCCGATCGGAAGTGAAGGAAGTTTTGATAACTGTCTACCGACGCCAAGTGTCACGGATGCAGGACAGATGGTGCATCTGGCGAGAAATGGGCGACGCGGTAATTCAGGTGCACGTCACCGAAAGAATTGTCGACTACCGTGAGCGGCTCCAAGCCATGGCTCGCGCTGCTGCCAAGTAAGTTTTCGGGCTGAAGCCTACAGCCCCAAGTGAAGGCAGATACGACAAAGCGATCGCCACTCTTTGGACGGATAAGCGATCGCCCCGCAAACCCTAGTTAAAGGTTCTCCCATCATGGTATCTCAATCTCTCAATCTCAAAGCTGCTCACATCAAAGCCGGTCTAGACAAACGCGATCTTCAGTACCTTGGCAACGCCACCGTCCCCACCAGCCGCCCAGCCACCTATCGAGGACGGACGATCGACTAGAGATGATGCGGGCATCTCGCCCGCTCCTCAGTCATCGGCATTCAGCCATGATCAGCACTATTTCCCCGATCGTCCACGCTGACGAGCTTATTGAAGGAATCGTCATTCAGCATCTTGGCGAAACCTGGAAAGTCTACAGCGCTCCCGTGTACACCGATCGCGGCATCGAGTTCGACGTTTTGCCGCTTTCCTCGAATAGTCCTACTCGAACAGTTCAGTTTGATCCGCAATGGCGCTTCACCCGCGTCCCAAATCGGTCACGCTGACCGATTTCACTTTACTAAATCAAACGGGCAACTGCTTCCGACTCGCAATCTTGACAGTTGCCCCAACCCCCGAACTTTAAAGGAGTTGTTATTATGCTACGACACATTATTTCTGCTGCTTCTGTTCCCACGATCGTTGCTACTTCTGCCCTACTCCCCTCCGTTGCTCATGCCCACGGGACTTTCAAGGAGTGTATCGACGAAGCTGGGCGCATCTACGCGCAGAATATCAAGAATGGAACGCCCCGTGATGCGGCGGCTGCACTGTTTGCTTCGGACATAGCAGGCTGTGAGGCAGAATTCAAAGCCAAACGCTAATATCCCTCGATCGTGTCGTGTGTTTCCTGTTCCTAATCCACAAATCAGGAGCAATATTAATCTGGAGTCGATCATGAACAACGAAGATCTTAAAAAACTGAAGCAAGACTGGTACAGCGAAGCGTCCAGCAATGGCACGATCGCAATGCTTTGGAAGATTGCGAAGGAACTTGGAACGAGTCTGAATGCCAAGTGCCCTCCCAAGTGGCAATGGACGCAAGGCAATATAAAGATTTACGCCGATGGCTATGGCAACTATCTAACCGTTCACGTAGCTGGGAAAGAGGTTGTCTCGACTCACGAAACCGAGCGCTTGTTTGTTCCGGGCGACTGGTTGAAGGAGATTCAACCGTTTGTCTCAGAGGCTGAGTCTCACGCCTTAGAGCAGCGTCGAATCCGGTATCAATCCGAACGCCAAAAATTATTGGAAGAACTTGGGTTGATTTAACGATCGTGTCGTGTGTTCCCTGCCCCTCTAAAACCCTATAGCTACCATGCTGACAATCAACGATATCCAGAACGCCATCTACCAAGAAGGCTCGATCGCGTTCCTAAACAAAGTTCATGATGCTCTCACTCAAATTGGCAAGCATGACCCCTTCTCTGCACATCTGGCAGAACAGATGCAAGAGGTGATTCTCTGGCAAGAAGATTTTTCTCAATTTCAAGACGCTGATCTTGTTGCTTAAATCGGTCAGCTATGACCGATTTGCTGAACCATATTAAGTTGCTCCTAAAAATGCTGAAATTATCCGAATATCCCAGCGCGATCGCTGACGCTTCAATGGCTGTAAACGATGCTGACGCTCAAATCACAAAACTCAGACGACTTATTGTTCAGGCGGAAAATGCGGCGGATGTCGAAGTTGCCTATGCTTTAGATCTGAAAAATGATAATCAGCGCAAAGCTAGACGATTGGAGATTCTCAACTCTGATTTGTCTTATCTCGCCACCCTGCAATCGTTAGATGAGGGTGTTGCCGAGAAGTCGAAGAAAATGGCAGAACTTGAACGGCTTCGGAATGAATTTTCTGTAATCAAATTAGAAACTCGATTGGCGATCGCTCAAATTGGTGTGGAAGCTCGCGAGTTAGCTGGGCTGTAGTTGGCGATCGTGTCGTGCGTTCCCTGTTTTTAACCACTTTCAAGAATGTATTTCGGGGGCTGATTATGTCAAAAGGATTCCAAAGCGATGCTGACGAAACCAAGATTCAAATCGGAGTTAAACGTCTTTTACCCTCTGCCAAGCGCAGAGATATTCATGCTTTCGCGGATGGGGTAAGGCAGCTTCAGCAACGCTATGGTCATGATGTCGCAGATGAGTCAATGCGCCGAGTAATGGAAAGCCATCCAGACATTGCAGACGGGATCATTGATGTAATGCCGGATGACATTCAGAGAGAGTTCCACGCGAAGTCGATCGAGATAATGGTTGATGTAATTGAAGAAGCAGGTTTGAAGATCGAAGAAAATATCAGGGTTTCCGATGAAGGAATTGGATTGACAAAAGCAGCAGTGAAAGCGATCGCTGCAACTGGATATCCTCAAATCAAAAAGTTCGGAGAAGGAAATGAGACTCTGGAAGGTATGGGGCTGAAGCGGCTAGGAGGCTTTATGCACCCCTTGTCAGAAACTCATAACGCAAAAGAGCTAGGGCTACCAGAAGATGGCATGAATATGTGGGCAGTCGCCAGCATTATTGTCTCTGGCGCGTTTGGATGGATTGAGGCAAGCGTAGAGAAGTGTGAGGGGGCTTTAAAGGAGGCGGTCTTAGTCGCCGCTCCTACAACAGACGTTGCGACGCTAATGAAGCGTTCTCGGTATGACGATCGGGCGCTTCTGCGGCTCTGCAACCTGGTTCAGTCTGGGATGGACGCAAAAGCTAGAGCAGTGTTTGAAAGCCGTTAAAACCGTCGTCACATATTCCCTATTTTCACAATCGGTCAGCCATGACCCATTCTTTTGGAGAAATGCCATGCCAACCGTAAAATCTGGCGATCGTATCACCCTTAAACCAGGGAGATTACCGTTAGCAAATCAAGTCCCCGAATGGGGGGACGATCGAGCCTTCAAACCGTTTGATGACGATCAGGTTTTCACCGTACTTGCGGTCAAAGGCTCCAAAGTTGAACTCGAAGCATACGACCACTTCGAGACTCGTTCCTTCACTTGGTTCAAGAATGCGATCGCGAAGGTTCAGTCAGCCGATGCTAGCGAGTCTGTCAACACTGCTAGCAGTGAGCCTGCCAAGCCTTCCGTAGATGACGATTGGGACGCTCCTGATCCTATGCTTGTGAACGATCGAGAAGTTCAGCGAACCAGACGCACTACATTATCGAGTGGTGTCACTGTTGAGTTGGACGATCGACAAAAGCCAGTCTGGTTTCCAAAAACACCAGAAGAGCTTCAAAAGGAGTCGGAGCCGAAACCGAAGACAATAAAATTCCCAGCTACCCAGGCAGAATTTGCTACAGGCATTGCGCCCTATAAAGGGTGTAGTTATTGGGTAGAAGGTCGTCATGCTAAGGGTAAAACTCCTGCCGAGTATTACTATTGCATCCAGCGAAACGGCACCGTCACAAAATCCGACGTACCGTATGACTCTGTTTACTATGCAGGCAGGTGGGCGCGAGAAGCGATCGATAAACTTGCCGACCTGGAGGGTGTCGCGTCATGAGGCTTTGTATTCTTGAGAAAGATGGCACGATCGTGGTTCCAAAATCTGGTCATCAGTTTGTTCAATTTCCCAAAGATCAGATTCTGCTTCCAGGCGTGAAAGAGCGAATCGCCGAAATGAAAGCAGACGACTACACGTTCGTCGTCTGCTCAAACCAAGGTGGGATTGCAGCGGGGCACAAGACGCTTGAAGACACGATCGAGGAGATGCGTTATTGCATGAGTCTACTGCCAGACGTTCACGAAGTTTTGTTTTGCCCTGATTTTGAAGGGGAACAGTGCTACCTCATGGAAACAGGCGACGTAATTGATCTGGCGCATCCCGATATCAATCACTCATTTCGCGGTTTGTTTCGCAAACCAAATCCAGGGATGCTGCAATATGCGATCGCTACCTGTTTTTGGAAGCCTTGGGACGCGCCTTTTTTTGATAAATGCCTAATGATTGGCGATCGTCCTGAAGATGAGCAGGCTGCTGAAGCGGCAAATATCTCATTCATGTGGGCAAACGATTGGAGAGGCAGCAATGGCAACCCCTGAAGAACTTTTGCAAGCAATTCTGGATGAACTCCGAAGCTCGAAACAGCCGCTTGGCTTTGGTCATCCTCCGAAGCCGCGCTACATCTACGCCAATCGACAATACAGTGACAGCCTCTGGTACTTCTGGAATGGTGCAAAAAACGAGCATGAACCCATTGAGTTTCACGCCCTGACCGGAATCATTGAGAAGATTGAAATTGAAGAGAGAGAATTTCGAGGCAAGCCAGACCACAAGATAAACCTATTTGTTAGAGCAGATCGTGCCTACGTCATCCAGTCTGGCTGTGATACGCAGTTTGCCAAAGGATTAATCTACACGCTGTCAAAACTGCCTGTTGAAGCCTTTCGTCAGCCTATTACCATTTCTGTCGAAGCAGGCGACACTGAACAGGTTTTGTTCTGCAAGATTTATAATCCTGCCACAGGGCAAGCGGTGTTTGCTCCCTACGATGAGCGGGTCAATTGGAATGCCGTCACTCAAAAAGCTATTTCAAAGATTGCTGCGGCTCATGGCAAGCCTGAATCTAGTCCAGAGGTCACAGCACGTCCCATCTCTCAGCCCACACCTTTAGCCCCTCCCCTTCCGACTGGTGATTGGGAAGAAAAGCCGATCGACCTATCAGATGTCATTGCCCAAATCGACACTGAAATTGACCGAATTGGATGGACCAAAAAACAGGGTAGCAACCACTTGCAGCAAGTTTACGGCAAGAAAACGCGCGCAGAGTTAATTGATTACGAGCTGCTTGAGTTTTTGGGCTATCTCCGATCTCTCCCTGCCGCAAGCCGAAAACAAAGCGTTTCAGTTGGGTGAGGTTGGATTGACAATGGACATTACGACGAAGACAAAATATCGAGATCAGCCACGTCTGCCCCATCCGCTAGTGCAAGATCTTCCATTGACACTCCATAAAGCTGTGTCAGTTTCACAGCCTGCCATATTTCCATGTAAAGAGGCTCTTCAGATGATTCCCATTCTTCGAGTGTTTCGGTTGAAATTTTGAGTGCATTAGCCACTTCAGCCAGAGACAAACCTGCACGATCGCGCAGTTGAGACAGGGTTGGATGATTTTCAGGACTCATAACCATTCTTTGAACGCTTGTACTACTTATAGATAATTCGTTCGTAGAAACAAATCACCCAATCAGGCGAAAAATTTCTTCAAATTTCGTCCGGATCAATCCGATCGAAGGCTTTGACCAGCTCATCCAGCGACGCCTGATAGAGTCGCATCAGAATCAGCGTTTCGGCAGGGCTTAATAGGGGACGTTTTACCCCACGTTCCCAGTCTGAAATTGTTTGTTCTCTTCGCCCGATCGCGGCTGCCACTTCTTTTTGAGTTAACCCTGCCCGTTTTCTAAGTTCAGCAGGAGATAGCCATCTTTCCATATACTTTAAACAGCTTCCGCTTGAGCGGAAGTTCATCGAGCATCCCCAAGGGTGCCCAAATAAACTCCGCTTGAGCGTAAGTTAGTCCATAGACGACAACGGGTTCGCCGAATCACTCCCCAGTGCTGCGAACCCGTTGCTTATTGTGCCTGAAATCGCCTTTTTTCGTAGAGCGAACTAGCGCATTCCGCGAAATTACCTAGTTAACTAACCCAGTCTCCTTGGTGTATAAGTTTCACAGTAACTTCATATCAAGCGTGAAACGTATCCGTGTGATAGTCGCTACAGTAATAAGAGCCTTTTAAATCCTGAAGATCGTTGCCCCCGAATGGACTTTTTACAATCTGATTTTGCGGCTGTTTTTCTACGATCGATTGTCCGCGAGCGTAAGCTAGTCACAGCCATTGACAGCATTTTGAATCACCTAGAAGAGAATGGTGAACGCACCTTTTATCTGCGCTACAAACCTGGATGCAAAAGCATCATCGTTAAGAAACTGGCAAAAATTGCTCTAAAGCTCAACCAGCTTGGAACGTTCAGCACGATCGTGCTGAGTTGTAACGGCAAAACACAGACTTATCAAATAGATGCGTTAATAGCGCTCTGCCCTGGGATTTCGTCTTCGGTAGACGGACCTTACGACAAAGCGCTATTACGTGAAAAACCGCTTCAGTTTAGTGATTAATTGTGGTTGGTTACAGGGGGCGCAATTCGCTCCCCTGTTAGGGAAATCCTTTCGCGCATCACATCAACACAGTCCTCAAGGGTGAATGGCTTCCCGTCGGGAAACTTTAAAATTTTGGATTCCACGATCGCAATTAGCGTATCGGGGGCAACACTGTTTGCCCAAATCCCTCGTTCCAGCGTGTTGATTTGGGACGTGCCAATCTCGATATCGGTTTGCTGGGCCAACCAAGTTGCAAACTCAGCCTGATTCAGGTCTAGAGCCTGTCTTGCCCCTCGGACAGCCATTCCAAATCGCTTCTTCCCCGCATCTGTAACTCCGCTCATATATCCTCTTTGTGCAGCTTCCGGCAGGCAGAACGACGGGAAGCTGCCCACATCGCCCTGCCCACTCTATTAAATCTCACTGTATCCGATCTGGCGGATAAATCAGATACCTTCTTTGAATTTTGGTTTTTGATCATTGATTTATCGATTGAGTGTGATAATCTAAGAAGCATTACACCCCTAACAGGCGTAACCCACAAGATTTCATGAAAAAGAATAGCAACGTCCGGTACATCCCCAAGCCGCTATTAGCGCAGGTGGATGCCCTGATTCAGAGCTATCGCGTGCAGCAGGCGGAAGCTCAATTAAAGGAACTGTTATCTACCAAAAAAGAAGCTGCATAAGCAAAGCGACTGCCCCGATCCCCATCAGCTCAGTCGCTTTACCAAGTAATTTAGAGTTGTCTAGCCACGATAGCAAAACATCTCTAAATTGCAATCATCCCCGCGTAGGAGTTTGTAATGTCTTTTGCTTGGCTTCCAGCATTTCAGCGTTTATGTTTGTCTTCTGCCGAAAGTAGCGCCACTCCAGAGTTCTCTTCTGGTGCTATTCAACCTGAAGAAGTGATTCTTAAAACCTTGTCAACATCCACACCACAGACTCTTGGTGAAATTAAAGACGCCTTAAAGAACGCAGGGTTTGAGATGGATTATGCACCTCTTCAGGGCTTGATGAGGGTGCTTATTCATCAGAAAAAAGTTCGTCCTGACTGGCTCATCGGTGAGCCGCCCGTCAGAGTGTTTTTCTCTCTAAACAGTACCCGTTGAAATCGGTCATAGCTGACCGATTTGACGGGTTTTTTATTCGCTCTGCCCTTCAGCGAGAAAGGTTATGTCTCAAGTCTTTATCTGTGTTTCCACATCCTTTGGTCAAGTTTGCAAGAAAATGAGTTCCGTTCAAGCGGAACTCACTCGCAGTGTGGCGATCGCGGTAAATCCAAACGGACTTATTGTGGCAAGGCTGTTCACAACCCAACGCTCGATCGTTGCCAAAGTGCAGTTAGAGCAATGGGTGAACCGAGAAAGCCAATTCGATACCCGCTACGTTCAATGCTCCATTCACACCTATGACAAGTTTGAGGTTGTTCCCGATCGAGGATCAGCCACACTCCGGAGAATTGAACTTGCTCTCAAGCGACTTCAGCCCTCTGAAGTGACTTTGCAGCGGCTACTTTCGGAAGCGGAGATTCCGGAGTACGTATTTCAGAGATACTTCGACGAATGCAAGTTGCTGGGCTTGATTTCTGCCACTCCGCAGCGCGAGATTTATCTCGTCAAAGGAGCAGCTTGATGGAGGTTTACAAACTTTACCACCTCGAACTTCAGCAGTTGTTGCCCACCTGCCTTTGGGCACAAAATCAAATTCGTCAAAACCTTGCTCCTAAGTGTCTTGGCGCAGACACGTTAATGGCGTTGCAAGCTACTGAGTGGAAATGGGTGACCGAGCGAATGCCGGAGCCAATGTTACAGGTGTTCTATCAGGGTGACGCAGTCCTATGCCACGCCTCGTTTCACTCCAATCTAGTCATGTTTGCTATGTTTATCCGCTCCATCACAGGGATTGGACTGATCACGATCGTTGGCAACGACGGCATGTGGCGGCTGAGCTTTGATCGGGCAAACAACAAGTGGATTCACGAATCGCTCTACGAGGAATCGCGATGAAAACATGGCGTGAAATCGAAGCGATTAACAGTAGAGGAATGGGTGTCTCTCGCCCCTGCAATCATCCCAACAAACTAATTGGTCTCCATGAGATTGGCTGTCTGCACTGCCGAGTTTGGTGGTACGACGCTCGCCAGCGCGAAGTTCTCAAACGTACAGCCATTGCCATCCAAAACGCCGCTTAACCTTACCAAATCGTCACCTGAATTATGCCAACTGCGACAACACGAAAAAGGAATCCATCATCGCTTAACGATCGCGAGAGGGAACCCAAAACCGTTAAAGACTTGTCGATCGAGCCGACCGTTCCAGACCTCGAATATGTTGATTTTCCCAAACCCGTTCCTGTGATTTGGCGCGGTGCCAATAATCGGAGAACCGAGGGACGTGCGACCGCTGCCAACAAAAAGGAGATGGTTCGGATCGACCATGCTAACGGACAAAGCGATACGCCCGTTTCTCGACTCATTAAGTGGGGAGATTTAGAAATCGGTGCGTCTGCCCGAATTGAAGCGATCGACCCAAGCGACAAATGCAACGGGCAACGCTGCAAAATCTATAAGTTCAATCTGAGAGCCTACGGACCGTATCAAGGGCAAGTCGCTGTATTGGTTCAAGTTGGTAGCAAGACGTTTTCATATCTTCCGAGCGAGTTGAAGCTGGAAGTCGAAAGCAGTGCGATCGAGAAGTCAGACTCTGCACTCGCTAACACACCAGACATCGCTACTGAAGTTGAGGCGATTAACTCCGAGCTGAACGAGACAGAAGCCACATTTGTCAATGCAGGCAGAGCCACTCTGTCTTTGTATAAGCTGTTGGGCGAGAAGTTGACTGTTGCGCGCCAAGATCCTGAGATTGGGGGTTATGGCAAATGGGGAAATTGGCTCAAAGCCCGAAATGTTGAGGAAAATCGCGCCAAGCGTGCCATCCGAATTGCTGATCCCGAAAATTGGAGCAAGTTAGAAGCGATCGCCGCGTCAAATGGGTCAGCCGTGACCGATTTCACCCTCACAGATGCGCTAAATGCTCTAGCCGAAAAGCGTCTCCCTTCTGCTCCAGAAGAATCACCCCTCGATCGTGAGCAAGTCGCTGAACTCTTTCAGCCGTGGGGAGAGTTCAAAGCAAATTCTGGCAGCAATGCCAAATTCTACCCCTTTGTTTTAGAGCGTCCTGGCGGAGCAAAGTGCTTCCGTAGCCTAAGTCAGGCTGTCGATTGGCACAACGAACACTGCAATGATGGCAATCGCCTTGATGCTCCTAAACCTCAGTCCTCAGCCCCTGTATACGGTGCCGTTCCCTTTGCTCCTAATCCAGAGCGGGTTGCTCAGCTTAATCAGCAGTTAGCTGAAAAGGTGGAGTTTACCCCAGCAGAGACGGCGGCAAAGGTAATGCCTGATTTGTCTCATGCTGCGATCGTGATTACCTCTCAGGAAGAGATTCAAGAAGAGGTTGAGGTAAGCATCATCCTTCCTCGCGTGGAAAATGATTTCTATCCCACTGCTCAAGCACTGACCGAACAGCTTCTAGAGGTTGTGGATATCGAAGGACAGATACTAGAGCCATGTGCAGGAGATGGAGCGATCGCAGATCTGTTCACTGGATTCATTGCTAACGAACCCTTCCCTCACGCCACCTTTCAGCCATGCTATTCCCTCGACGCCACAGAACGCTCGACTTGGGAGCAGTTTGAGGCAGATGGCGGTTTTGATTGGGCAGTGACTAACCCACCATTTAATCTAGCTTCTAAAATCCTGCCCCTCAGCTTTGAATATGCCCGCACTGGCGTTGCGTTCCTGCTGAGGCTCTCTTATCTAGAGCCATGCGACGATCGTGCAGATTGGCTCAAAGAGAATGCAGATCATCTCCGTCATGTAATTCCAGTTAGCCCCCGACCGAGATTTAGATCCGATTCCAATGGTTCAGACAGTGTGACCACCGCGTGGTTTGTTTGGCGCAAAGATTTTAGCTGGGAAAAGCTTGGCATCCCTTGCCCGTTCACTTTTGTGCGCGGTTGGCGATAAGTCGGTTTCGATTACATACCCTACAACAGGAAAAACAATGCAAGAACAAATGGTTTCACTAGCAACGATGGGCAATGGTGCAGTCATTGAGAGAGCGGATGAAGAAATTCAAAAAGTGCTGAGCAATATCGTTGATCCCAACACCGACCCAACCAAAGTTAGAGAGGTCACGATTAAGCTCACCATCCGACCGAACGAAGATCGTGACGTTGCTTCGGTTCATATTGGCGTTTCCTCAAAACTCGCTTCAGCAATGCCTGTTCACACCACCATGATGATTGGTCATAGCGGAAAACTTGTTGCTGCCACCGAACGCTACAACGACAAAGATACCCCTGTTTATCAGGACTAATTTCCGCTGACCTCGTTCACCCTGATTTAGGATTTTATATGTCAGATATGTTTACTTCTCTCGTCCAAGCAATTCAAGAATCCGTCCAGGCAAACGAATTGCTTGTTTCAGATGCAGGCTACACCACTCGCCCGCTTTATCTTCCCCCGATCGAACCCACTGTTAAGCCGCTAACCATTCATACCCTCAGCGGGCTGGTGGATTACCTCAAAAGCGATAAAGATGGCATTCGTGATAGCGCATCCATTCATGTTGTAAATCCCATGCGCGTCGAGGTGATTGGCTCACCTCAAGGACGACACAAAAGCCGTGAAACTTATGTGGTTTGCGATTGCTCTGATATTGTGGGCAGCGGCTTCACGTTCAGGCAGTTCCAAACAACGGAGCAATTTATTATCAATTTGCAATCTCAGTTCCTGCCCAGTGAGATGCGCGATCGTATCTTGCAAGTCGTTGGCAACATCAAAGAAGAATCGGTTAGACAGACCAACGACGATGGGGTGACTCAAACCGTTGTGGCTAAAGCGGGTATTGCCCGCGTGGAAAATGTTACAGTCCCCAGCCCTGTCATTCTCAAGCCCTACCGCACGTTCCGTGAGGTTGAGCAACCTGAGTCGAGTTTCGTGCTGCGACTCCAGCCAGGGCGGAACGGAGATATGCCGCAGTGTGCTTTGTTTGAAGCCGACGGCAAGCAGTGGAAATTGTCCGCGATCGATAACATCGCGCAATGGTTGAGCGGACTGCTCGAAGATATGCCGATCATCGCTTAAGGCTATGACTTACGGAACCCCTGTTAAAGAAGCAATTCTTAGGGTTGTGCAAGAATCGCCTGGCATTTCGTTTGAGCAGTTAGCAACGCGCATCGGCGTTTGTGCAAGAACGCCCGCAGGACGCCTAAATAGCTCTCTAAATCAAACCTTATCCCACCTTGAGAAAGACGGACACATCGAACGGAAGCATCCTGAGTTTGCTAAAGGTCACGAGCCAAAGCGCATTTATCCCGCTGGCTACGTCCCCCAGAGACGGAAACGTCCTCTCTTTCAAAAGGTTAATCCACCCCCTGTCACCGTCCGTCGAGCTACGCCAGAGGAGTTAAATTCATCCCAGCGTAAACCTACAGTTCGAGCACTGCAACGAGAACCAATAGAAGATATGGGAAGTAAACACGAAACTCAACGCGCAGAATTAGAGGCGGCTCTCGAAAAGTTCACTTTGTCAGGGAAAGAGTTCTCGATCGGGCATGTGTGCCGAGCTGCCAACCTAACCACAAACCACCTCACAAAATTTCCTGAATTGGGACAGCGCATTCGAGAAGCCGCGCGGAATTCTCAAGAACGAGCCAAGCTCGATAAAATCACTCGCGTTGAATTTGCCCTTGATGCTGCCATTCGCAAAGGAACACCCTTTACCAAGGCGGAGATAGCGCGCACTGCAAACGTCGATGTCAACTTCATTGATGCGCTTCCCGAATTGAAAGACAAGATTCGGGAAGCCGTTCACAACCCCCAAGACAACTCAGAGCCTATGCCTGAAACAGATAAGGCAGACATTGCTTCTGCTGCTCAAGCTGAAGAGTTGCGCTATCAGCTCGATCGGTTAAAACAGCAGCTTCACGACTCGAATGAGCGCAATCGTGAACTGAGGCAGCAACTTGCCGAGGCGCAGGAAAAGCAGCCGCAGATTGTTCAAAGCCCTTTAGATGCGTTCCGGTTGGGGCTGACATCGCATGAACAGAGGTTAGCTGAGTTACATGATCGGGCGGTTCGGTTGAGCAATCACCTGGAAATGCTAAATGAGCAAATTGCTCAAGAAGAGGCAACGATGTCGCACTATCGAACGCTCCTCGAGATTGAGAGCCGCGCAATTCCATCGCCAACCAACGGCAATTCTAAGAAAGTTGAGATTCCAACATGACCTACTGTATTGGCCCTAACTGTAATGTCAGCATTGAGTCCGAGATTCCAGCACCGCTGCATAACTCGCTGAATCATTTTTTGGAGCAGTGCCCTGAGTGGAGTCACGATCGGGTGGTCACCGCTGCTCTATCCCTATTCCTGCTTCAGAACCGCATGACCAACGACAAACAAACCGCCCGCATTTATCTCGATTCCCTATTCAAAGTTCCGGTGGTAACTGATGACCGTTTACACCTTCCAGGAGCAGAAACAGAAGGGTGAGATTGGGGAAAGGGTTTTAGATGGCTATATCACCCGTTGTTATCACCTTGTCCCCGCAAATCGCTTTCAGCAGAAGTGTGGAATCGATCGAATTCTCTACCTCAAAGACAACGGACGCCCAATCTATTTGGAATACAAAACCGATTGGAAAGCGGACACGACGGGCAATGCGTTTATCGAAACAGTTTCTGCTGATGCAGCCCGTAAAGCACGCGGCTGGTCAACTACAAGCAAAGCAGACATCCTAATTTACTACTTGCCTCCCAGTGGAAGAATCTACATTACGCCAATGATGCGGCTCCGCGATCGTCTCGAAGATTGGATAGCTCACCACCGAAGCCGTACCGCTCCAAACGAAAAATATTGCACTCACGGTCTCCTAGTTCCACTGTCTGAACTAGCCAGTATTTCAGAACTCGCTAAAATTCCACCTCGCAATTTATGAAACACTCAGATTTAGAATCTGTTGTCACTGTTCGCGCTCCAGGCGGGCAAACAACCGCACTCACCAGTCGAGACTTACGTAACGCTACGATCGATGTGAAACGAAACGCTCAAATCGGTCAGCGTGACCGATTTGAGATTCAAGGCACTCAACTAGAGCTGGTCAATCAGAAGATGCTAAGTCTTCCCGTCGATTTCTATCCCAACTTTCTCTCGCCTCAAGAAGCGGATTGGCTGTTTGAGCAGAGTCAACAGCTGCACTGGCAGCAGAACAAAATTCGTATGCTGGGTAAGTGGATGGATATACCCCGCTTAGAAGCTATCTACGGCGATGAAGGCTGTGACTATCTCTACAGTAAGACTGTTTTGCTTCAGCCATTGCCGTGGGCAGAGTGCTTGCAATGGTTAAGAGAGAAGGTTGAGGCTCACACTGGCTATCGCTTCAATATCGTCATCGGCAATCGTTATCGTAACGGGAAAGACTCCATTGGGTGGCACGCGGACAAAGAACCAACGATGGGAGAGAAGCCCGCGATCGCATCCATTTCGCTGGGGGCAACACGCAAATTCAGCCTCAAACCCAAGGGAAGTCGGGGCGTGACGCAGCATTTTGAGTTAGAGCATGGGTCGCTCGTATTTATGAACCCCGGATGCCAGACCTCTCATCAGCACTGCGTCCCGAAAACCAGCAAGCCCGTGGGCGAGCGAATCAATTGGACATTTAGACCGCATATCAATGGCAGAGATGATTGAGATGCCAACTGAGGAAGATATTCAAGAAATTGCTGATAAATGCGGTGACACGCTGATTGAGCAGGTGCAAACACTTGCTAAACGTAAGGGTGTTGAGGTTTCAGTCAAGAAGATTTTGACTGCGGCTTTATCCCTGGTCGTGGCTGCGAAATGGCAGGTACAGAAGATTGTGATTTTGACTGCCCTTACCGCGATCGTCTGA